TTTGTAGCAGACTCAAGTGCTTTTGCTCTCAACTCTTTATCATCACCCGCCAACATAATACCCGACAATGTACCTGTCAAGAATGTAGCAATAGGAATAATCAATTCAAAAAACTTATTGTCTACTGGACTCATGCCATTCATTGGCTGAGTAACAAAAATAAGACTATAGAGAACAACGAACACGATACCAAAAAGTGTCAGACCCAAAACAATACCAATAAAAAACTTCAAACGAGCATTCAACTCTTCAGTTGTATATCTTTCTCCTGACCATAATTCTCTAATCATCTACATTCTCCTCTGATAGGTGCCGGTATCATGCCATTAGGCTGACCAACTTTATTTTTTTCGTAATGTGTCAAATCTTCAGGGCAAGTTCCGTTTGCACTGCAAAATGGTTTTTTACATTGTTGTGTGTCCCAATTTTCTGGGTCTTGGCAAGGATAACGAAATCGTTCTTCACATGCTACCAACAATGGAAACAATAGAAGTACAAAATATTTCATCAGTGAACTCCTAACACATGAAGAGCATGCTCGTAATGTTTGATACGATCTTCTAGCCCAATGAAACCACCATTGATCTTGCGTGTCATTGTTTTGATGTCGCCTTTATCGGCTTCAACATTCAGTTTGTTTGTTTCCCAGAACCAACATGCTGATTGTGCTGCACCCTCAAATGTTTGTGTATATTCGGCTGCTTCTTCTGGTGTAATCTCAAGTGATGCTGCAAACCATGTATAGTTCGTTTTGCCGGTCAATTGAATCAGACCACGACCACGGTATTTCCAACCATCGCCCGATGCTTCATTACCATTACCCATTCGGTCGGCATAGATTTTGTTTGCAATCTTTTCTGGTTTCTTTTCGTAAGCCTTTGCAGTAGCCATATCTTTGAAGTATTTTGGAAATACTTTCAAAAGACTCTCTGCTTTGTAGTTTAGATTCTCTGTCAGAAAAACAAAACCACCAGACTCATGGGCGCACTGAGCAATAAATGCCGCAATGCGTTGTGGTGTATTGATTTCATAATCGGGCAACAATTGACTCAGTGCTTTGTGCCACTGGTCAATGTAAGGATTCTTTGGAAGTAATTCTTTTAGTTGTTCTTTTGTCAATTCCATATTATTCCTTTACAAATAACGATTTTATTTTTGTTTGAATATCTTTAGCATATTGTGGTTGAGGAAAATTCCATCCTATGAAGGCACCAACTAAAATCCAAAATAGAGTTTCTAGCATGTTCTCTCCTTATTTTACAGACTCAAATATCTTTTTTTGTTTTACATGCCAATCATTCCACTGTTCAACTTTCACAGCACACTCATGATATAAAGTATAGTTTTCAACTACAGTTTTATGTAAATCTACAATTGAAACTGAATCTGATTCAATCTTATTCAAAGGTGGACATTTTTCAGTCAATGATTTAGGTGCATCTGGAAACTTTGCTGTTACTGGTACAAGTGTTGAACAACCCGTAAGTAAAGCTAATGATAGAATTGCAAATAGTTTCATTTTAACTCAGCCGCTTTGTTATGTTCTTCTACGATAATTTTTGGTACTGGACAATTCTTGATTGAATCTAATAGTTCTTTTTGTTTTGCTTCAAAAACTGCTCTTTCTTCAGCAGTCATATCTTTGACAATCTCTACAGTTCTACCTTCAACAAGACGATTGATATATTCAACTCTTGTCTTGCCTTTTTCACGAATGAGTTTTGTTTTCTCAAGTGTTTTTGCTTCTATCTCTTTGTTGGCCAATTGTGCTTGCTCTTCAGCCTTTTTTACCTTGGCTTGCATTTCTTCTACTCTTTGGCGCCACTCTTCTTCTACGTCAAGGCCACCTTTCAAGTATAACCCTACGCAGAATAAAGCAATAGAAATATATTTGATGGGAGTTAGGTAAGAACTGATAACTGGTATCTTGCTCCCAAAGAAACCCAGTACAATACCAATAACACTACCGATTAGTGTAGCATTAATAATGAATTCTAAAAACCCTGTAGGTAGAAAACTAAGAAGCCACATTTGATTTTCTCTTTATGAATGAAATGAATGTTGCTGTCTTGCGTTTCTTGACACCAGGTTCACCTTGTGGACCAACGCCAAGACCTGCAATTTGCCCACCAGAAACATTGTTTACTGGAGAACCACCTACCATACCATCACTTTCAATGACTGGTTTTGACTTTGTTTTGTTTTCCATCTGCCTTAACTTTCTATGGTACAACTCATTTAATGTTTCTTAAAGCCTCTGCTATTCTCATATCAACAGGTATCGTTGACGAAACTATATCATGTCCTTTTATACTTTTAATTTTTTCGGGCATACAACTCAGAAATAACAAATAGGTCTTTAAGGCAGAATAATCTTCCTTGGACATTTTGAAGAATAGGAGTCTAGAAGCGACTTCTGGACCGAAAACATTGTAAAGAACAATTAGGTGATTCAATACCAATTGTTCCCTCAATTCGTTCAACTTACGATATCTACGAAATAATCTCTTCAGATAATTAAATCGTTTCATATCATCTTTGAATTCACTCATGATACAATTAGGTTTTTCATAGGCCTTAATTGCATACATCATTACATTCTCATTATTTAAATCATCAAAAAGCATTATATTTCTTCGGTTTCTTCCTCTACGTCAGAAAGGAGTTCATTCATCCTATTTTCATCACCTACTTCCGCAAAAAATTCATAAACAGCATCTTCTTTTAAATAATATAGAATGTAAATTCTCCATTTATCAGTTAAATCTACAGCCAATTCATCGCCTTCTGATTCAAGGTCGTAGAGTGCTGGAAAATCAAGTCCGTATAAATGCAGCACTCTACGAATCCTCTGTATGCCAGATTCGGGAGACAAATAAGGTTCATCCATCTCATAGTATAGGCGACTATTTAAGTTTTCCAAATTTACTTCAGAAATAGACGGAGTTGGAACTGTTTCCATTTCCACTTTATCTCCAGTCATTTTTAAATAGTCTCTAAGATTCATTATTAAGCGTCAGGGAAGTAAGCGTCATCCGAACCATCACCTCTCATAGAACCCATAGCAACAACAGTTTCAGTCATAACACGGTTAGCACGACCACCCATTGTTACTGTGAAAACTGCATTACCTGTATTAGGTCTAGCTGTTGGTGTAGATTCGTAAACACCACCACCTGTCACTGTAACACTGACAATGTGGAATGTGGAGTTTACAGCTACAGTTGCTGTTGCTGGTGTATTGCTTGTACCACCACCAGAGAATACAACAGAACTGTTTACTCCTGTTGCTCCACTGTTAGCAGTGATAGTAACAACAGGGCCTGTTCCTGCTTTTCTGATTACCCAGCCGGCATGCTGAGCTCTTGTTTTTGATGAAGCTGTTCTAGAAACGCCTTGTTCAGTTGTATCTACACCAAACATTCCGATAGCAGCTTTGTCGATGTAAGCTCCCACCTGATTGTTGGCAAAGTATACCTGTGTATTTGGTGTCACTGAGCCGGTGTTTCCACCGTATCCAGTAGTATCACCTTGTTTTGGCGCATTGTTAGCAGCGTCTAAGTTACCCCATAGTGACATGTTTTTTTCTCCTAATCTGTATTTGTTTGATAATGTATTTATACCTCAAACACTTTAATAATTTTTTGTTATAGTTGTTGATAAAACTGGATCTGCTTGAAACTTGTCTGAAGGTTCTTCTTTCTTTTTCTTTGCAGCGTTCTTAACAATCTGCGCTTTTACAGATTGACCGTTTTCTTCATCAACTTTATATTGTCTATCTCTTGGTGATGCCACATGAGAGGCCTTTACCATATGAGGGATGACAGGTCTAAATCTGCCTTTATCACGGTGTTGCTCGTCAATTTTTTCTTTTGTGTCGCCATACTTCTTCATTGGCTCTTTATTTGGCTTGGTCTGATATGTTTCAGATGCTGCAGAACCATAACGGTCAACAGATTCTTCCATAACACTTTGCATATAATTGGAAGCGACTACAATATAATCTTTTGCTAAGGTAATTTTAGATTGTACCCATTCTGGCATGTTCTCATCATCTTCTAACATATCATGTAATTCTTGTGCATTTCGAATGATAGTTTTCAGTTGAGTTTTTGCCATGTCTCCTTCATAATCGTATTCACCTTCATCTTTCTGTTCGCTCACAGATTTCCAACCACCACCCATTTCTTTGTATTTCTTTGCAGCCCAACCGTTCGCATAAGCACTAGGGTAAACATCAAACTTAGCCTTTGCTTGTGCTTTGGCTCTTGCCCATTTTTCTGGAGAAGTTGGAACATTCTTTTCTTCCAAATGTTCCACTTCTTCTTTGACACTATACTTCTTCTTCAGAGAAGATTGATGCGCCATACGTTCACTGTCATCTTTAATATCGTAAGATTTACCCAACTCTTTATAGTAATCGGGATGAGGTAAGCCACTCTTCTTACGAAGTTCTTGCTGTTTACTATGCAATTTTTCAGCTACACCTTCACGTAGCTTTCTAAATCTTAAATTAGGCATAATTAATCCTTTTTAGCCATTTTGGTAGCTGTGGCATACATAACCGACTTAGCACGTTCACCATAACGAGCTTTGAAACCTGATAGTCCTTTCTTCATACCTTTTACATACTTTTCTTTTGTTTCTGCTTCACCCTTTGTCAATGTACGCTCATCAAGTTCAACTTCTTCGGTTTCTGAAATAAAATCATCCGGATCAACATCAGTTTCTTCAGGCATTTCTTTTACGCCCTTAGTTGCTGCTGCAGCAACAGATGGCTGTTTTTTCTTGCCTTCCATTGAAGCCTTCTGATCTTCAAACTCTTTTGTAAATTGCTCATTGTCTGGTTCTTCAACAACCAACATAGAGTTAAGTGCTTTCAGACCACCTTCTTGGTAAGCTTCCAACATTTCAGTCATCTTCATTTTTTTCATGTGGTCTGGATTATCAGAGCCTTTTCCAATCATCCTTTTGCGGCCAGCTGGTTTTGGTGCTTCATACTCGGCATCCTTTTCAGTATGTTTCTTAGTATAAATTGTACCTTTTGAAGATTTTTGTTTTTCGAATTTGCTTGACTCAGCATCTTTCATTCTTTTTGCTGCATCAGCAACAGTTGGAAATGCTTCATCAAGTTCTACTTCTTCTTTGTTGTATTTCTTTTTCAAATATTTGTCCACTTTACGTGCATATTCATCTTTCACTTCCTCTTTCATACCTTTTTTAGCACGAAGGAGTTTGAAGTCGTGTGAATCAATCTTACCATTTTTATTGGCATCAATCTTGTGTTGATTGCCTTTTAGTTCTTCTTGTTGCATGATTTTTGCTGCTGCTTCTGCTACACCTTTCAGTGCTTTGTCATTGAAAATTGACATGTTACTCTCCTATTAGTTTTTGTTATCTTGTGACTTCTTCCCAGTCCATCGAACCATACATGTCGGCACCGTTGGTACTTGCCGAAGCGACTAATGTTAGTTCATATGCTGTGTTTGCAAAACTATTTCTTTCTAATTGAAACTTGAATAATGCTTCTTTGAGAATATCAACCGGTGATATACTTTGAGTGGTTGCACCCGTAAATCCAGATGCTAATATTCTACCACCCGTAACTGATCCACCGTCAAGTTTGTATTCTACAGCAGAATCAGTTCCAGCACTTACCCATGTTCCACCACCCGATGTGTTTGCATTTGATCTTACTTGCCAGTTGTAATATGCATTATTCGTTATACCTAAAATTGATAGTGCGGTTAGAATAACAATCGCATCTAAACGATTCGATTTTAATCGTATTGAAACAACTGGATAATATGTTCCTGCTGTTGGTAAGTCTACTGGCGCAGTAATTGTTGTACCCACTGCTTGCTGTGAACCGTACAATTCATAACCACCCTCAGAAATTACAGTAGAGCAAATCTGACTTAGTGTTGAATTGCTTGCAGTTATTCCAGTATTTTTTATCTCTAATCTTAACGGTAATGATGCCGTTGTCATGTAAGGCACAGTGTTTCTATTATCGTGATGAAATGTGTGTGCCGGTATCAATTTTCCATCTACGACAAAACCGCAACGAACGTCACCAACACCTAACCATTCAACATCCATCCAAAAAATATTTGTTTTGCTTACATCTAATCCGCCTGCGTGTTCTGGTCCGCCAATTTGTGATGAGTAACCTGTACCATCAAACTTATCAACGTTCCAATTTGATTGTGCTACTCTTGTCTCTGTAACTGTGCTTGAAGTGTTTGTTCTCACTATAAGATAATTTGTATTACCATCATTCTCTAAGTAAATGCCATTACTTTGACCAAAATATCCAACTCTTTGACGGACATTTGCTTTTGGTGTGTTCATTGCAAATGTATTCATAACCAACAATGATTTACCTGGTTGGTATGAAAACACTTTTGTTGTTTCACGAATGACTTCAGCATTTGCTGTCGTGCCAACAGTCATGTCAACTGTACTTTGATTTTCTACGAATGTATGTGAACTATTACTTGCTGTGTTTGATGTTACCCATAAACCGTTATCATTAAATCTATGTGAACTATCAAAAAGCGTGAATGGTTGAGTGACACGTAAGCGACCGAACGCATCTGTCAATGTGCCAGATGGTGATAGACGATCAGACATCATATTCACTTCATAACGAGTGAATACTTGTCCTGAATCTATCTTGTTTAAATCGGTCCTAAATTGTGCCATTTAGCAGTTCCACTTTCTCAATGCTTTATTAATACGTGAATCTGGATCACGTGCCGTCTTTGCTGATGTGAGTCTGCGTTTCATGCCACCCATTCTGGCACAAAATGACTTACGACGATTTGCTGCTTTAGAACCAGGCTTCAACTTTGATGGCTTTGTTGTAACAGCCATTGATAACTTTGAACCAGGATTTTCACGGCGATATGATTCAATACCTTTACGATTCAATCCACCCGATTCAGATTTACCTTCTTTACGTTGCCACGCTGCAACTTCATCAAGTTCAACTTCTTCTTTTACACAAGAGCCTTTTGAATATGCTTTTTTACCTGGCGTTTCTTTGTATCCTGGCCAGCATCTCTCATCTAAATGTTGTTTAAATGTTTTCATTTTTATCCTATAAACTTTTTAGATTTAAATGTTTTTAAATCAATGCCTTTTTTCTTTAATTCATCTTCTTTTTGGGCGCCAATACTATAGGTTGTTTCGTCACCAGTTAATTCTTCTAAAGGCTTCTTTAGTGATTTTACTTTTGTAGCCGATCTTCCTAAATTTTCACCCGATGTTGCCATAGAAAGACCTGGTTCAATGTTCTTATCAATTGATTCAACTATTTTTTCTTTCTGCTTCGACCTGATTTCGGAGATGGAGATTTTTCTTCTTGAATCTCCTGAACTGGTTTCTCCACTTTCGGTGGCGAGTATTGTTCCACTCTCTGAGAGAAGTCCTCGTTCGGTGCTCGGGTCGCTCCTTCCAGTCCATGTTTTTCTGGACTCTTCGATCCAATCCCCAATAGTTCTTTTAGAAGCTTCAACATTTTCCTTTTCCTCTTTTAGTTTAACAACATAACCGTTTTTGTGTTTTAGAACTGTCCCTTGTTTTGTGTGAGCTTCTTTTGCAGCTGCTGCCCTTAACATAAAAACTCTAACAGTTCCGTTTTTATCCTTTAACAAATTATGTTTCTTTTCTTCTTGAATATTTGTAATCATGTCATTTGTAATTGTGGTATTTTCCATTTTTTCACCAAATGGCTGCATAGATTTACCAAGAGTTATTAGATCGTTTCTAGAATCTGAAAGAGCGTATTGTTCCGTTGTCTCTACTGGTGAATTAAAGTTATTGAAAAAATCTTTGACTTCTTCTACAGTATCTCCTGTTATGGAAACAGTAATTGATTCAGACAATTTACCTTTTCCAAAATTGGAAACATTTACAGGTTTACCACCTTTACCCGATCTATCTGCAACAGGATCATGGCGGCGCTTAGCAGCAACAGCCGACGCTCTTTCTTTCTTACTTAATTTAGCTCTTTTCTCGTTTGACATACACTTTGGTTTTGCTTCACCGGGTTCTCTAGCACACGGACCAATTGCTTCACCTTTGCTATTGATACGTTTCCAACCACCTTTTGGATGTTTCGGATCAAACCAATTACGCAAATCTTCAGAGATTGGTGATGAACCTGGAGTTGGAAGTTTTGGTTGCTTAGGTTCTTGTTTTGTGACCATGACTAAAGATCCATGTACTGATCGATGAGTTACTTCACCATCTTTACCATATCGACCAAATCCATAGTATTGCAATCCTAGTTTTCTCGCTTCTTCTGCTGCACCGGCATCTGAGTGTGGAACTTTTTCAGCACCATCCTTTGGTATTTCTAAAGTGTCTTTTTTGTCCATCTCATTTGCAACCCAGAATTGTGCTTCTGGTGATTGTGGTGGTGCCGCAGTAAATTCTTTTACCTGTTTAAACAGTTGAAGTAATTCTTGTTTCTTTTCTCTGACAATTTCTGGATCAGCACTTCTTAAATCTTCAGAGTTATCAAACTCCATGTAGTTATTACCAAACGTCTTAGCATATTCTGTGCGAGCATTTTGAACATTGTCCCATTTTTCTTTACGTATGGTTTCTGGTACAGTTCTACCACCTCTTTGGCCACGTTCAATATTTCTTGCTGCAGATATCTCATCTCTTGTGTTTACTAATAACATAGAAGTATCATAACCAAGTTTTTCCAACTCATCTTTAATTTTTTTTGTTTTCTCTACGTCATCACCTGTGCCGTTGATGATAAGACCGTTTCTACCTAGAAGTGCTAGTCTTTGACGGAGTTCAGTAATATTTTTTGCACGACCACGAACTAAATCTCTCTTCTCTGTTTCGGAGGCTGGCATCATTTTATCCAGACCCTCTTTGTCCATCAAATATTCAAGAGCTTTATCCGAATTAATTTCTGTTAGACCATGGCCATCTAAAGTATTACTGAGAACATAGTCTTTACCTGAACCTGGTCCACCGGCTAAAAAAACTGCCTTAAAAATGGATTCATCATGAACACCTTCGTTTAATAATTCAACGAAACTTTCATTAATTTCTATAAATTCTTTTATACTCATACCCTTACGAACATCGTTGTATAGTTCTTTAGCATGATGGTCAGCAACATGTTTTGGAATGCCTTTTTTGAATTCTTTAAAATTACCAGAAGTTGCATGTCCTCTCATTTTAGATGCAGACATTCCTGTGGTGCCTTCGGCATCAGGATCACGTTCGCCTGCTGAATGAACTTCTATGTGTTTGAAATTGAAATGGCCATGAGCATCCTTTACACCGTTGTATTTGTGGAGGGTCTTTTTATATTCTTCAACTCTATCAGAACCAGCGACCATGTGTAGGTGTGTAACACCTTTTTTGTACAGTTCTGAGGCATGATGCAAGAAAGTCGGTTTCTCTTTACTTGCGGTTGAAATATTGGTGCCAGGGAAAAATCTTTTGGCGTGTTTGACCTTCTGTTCCGAGGACAGAGGATTTTTCTCGGTGTCTTGGCTATGGGATAAGATAACGTGGTGAGAACCACCTACGCTTTTAGCTACATCTTTTACTTTATTGACTAGAACCTCATGTCCAGTCGTTGGTGGGTTCATACGGCCAAAAGCCATGACCGCATGATTTTCCGCTTTCTCAGTAAGAAATTCTGTAAACCTCATTTTTCCGCCTCTGCAGCAGTTTATAATGAGGTATTTAGTATTTAACTGGTCTTGATAATCAATACTCCTTCTGATTTTTGCCCACCAATTTCCATTGGTTTCTTGACTCCCACATTGCCTCGATCAAAAACCACAATACTATCATAGACAGTCATACACTTTAGATTTCGTGTAAACCAGTCAGGTTCTACTTGAGCCGGACAATGATCCGCATTTATCTTATCGACCATTTCTTTTGAAATATTGTTGATTGATTGTGGATGATTTTTATCACCACCATGAGAACCCCAATATGCTGCATGAGTATCTTCAATGAAGTATGTTCCATTTTCTGAGATTTTTGGAAACAAGAATTGGAATGTTCTGTTCACATGGTCAACGTGATGGCTGCCATCGTCAATGACTAAATCAAATTCTCCAAATTCATCCACTAAAGTTTGTAAGAAATTCTCATCGGCTTGATTACCAATTCTGACATGAACATTGTTCTCAACATCTTCGTGATTTTTACAACTTGGATTTAAATCAATGCCAACGATCAAACTATCTGGATGAAAGTATTCTTTCCACATCTGTAGAGATCCACCATTTAAAATACCAATTTCAAGTAATTTAATTGGTTTATCCCTCAAAGAAGAAAAGTGTTTCTCATAAACCCAAAAGTAATGTGTCCACTTGGTAATTTTTTTACCAGTGTTATTTTCAAAATAATTCCATAGATCCATTTTCACCTCAGTAAGTTTCTGTTGCACCAGATCCGGCCACAATGCCTTCACAGTGTAGTTTTTCTAATTCTAAAAGATACTTCTTATCTATATGTTGATGATGAGCATGCTCGGTGTCAATTCCATGTTTGTTCACCGTTTCAAAGCATTTTATAAGTGTCTGACAGTAATCTGGAATTAAAGATGGACACATCGAATACATTCTTGTAATAAACAAATGGTCTGTTGTGACTGCTTGTTTTGTGGGTATCATCCATGAACCAATTTTTTTCTTAAAAACGTATTTACCATAGTGGTCATGTTCCTTCGGATCGAAATCATCATTCAAAAAAGTTCTGGCTGAAAACTTATAAATTCTTTTTACAGAATACATCATCTTTTGCAAATCTGGATTTTGTAATAAAGATGAAATCGATTTAAGTAAAAGAACTATCTCTGTCTCACTCTTTCTGCCAGCTGAAGATAAGGCCTGAATATCAGAATCAAAATTCCAAACGGCTATAACATCTAGAGTTTTTAAATCATGGAGTTGTTGTAACCATTCTTGTGGTATTTGATTCGAAGATCCATCTGTAAAAAATATGTAATCATTTGGGAAATGTTTACGTAAAGATTTTATAGACTCAAGGGTTTGTTTGAATCTTTCTTCTGGCGAAACAGCGCCTTGATTGTTTGGAACCAATGCGGAGGTAAGTAGTATTAAATTTTTATTTGGCAATAAGCTCATAATTTTGTCTCATAGTTTCAATCATTAACTTTTCAATGTTTTGATTAGGTCTCCATCCCGTTATCAAAAAGGCGTTACAGAAAGAACCCAGAGCAAATTTATTTACCTCCCGTTCAATGGTCTTTTCTGATAAAGGCACTCCTTGATACAGTTCAGGATATCCACTCCAAAACTTTTTAGGTTTTTCAAATCTATAATCTAACTTCGTTTCAAAAGCCTTTTCAGCACACTGAATAACATCTCGAACGGATGTTAAAGTTTTGGTGCAAACATTCATCACTGCACCGGGCAGTCTATCGTTGTTTTTATCTAAACATCTCTCTATCAGGTCAACAACATCATCAACATGAACATAGTCTCTTTGTTGCAGGCCATTGGAGTAAAATGTCATTGGTCTTTTATTATAGTATTCCCTAACAATATAATTTATTAGAGGTGGTGATGATCTATGAATGTCTTGCCTTGGGCCAAACACATTAAAGAATCTGAGAGTAACGATATCCATACCATAGTTATCAATGAAGGACTTTATTACTTCTTCCATCAATTTCTTAGATAAGGGATAAAACAGTCTAGGATTTACTTTTAAGTTCTCTGTAAAGGGTGCTTCAGATTTTTCATTACATTCATATATTGCTGAAGTGCTCGCTGCAATAACTCTTTGGCCTTTTGAGAGTCTTGCAGCATTTAAAACTGAAGCAGTACCAGCAACATTTACATCTATACATTCAACCGGATCCGATTCACATTGAGGTAAAGATGTTATGGCAGCTAAATGTACAATAGCATCAGTCTTATAAAAATCTAATGCTTCTTTTAGTCGATTTGTTTCTCGAATGTCTAAGTTTAAAACTTCACAAAAATATTCACCATTTTGTTTTAGATTTTCTGGATAGCCATTGTTGAAATTATCGACAACAATAATATCGTAACCTTTTTTCTTCAACATTAAAGCTAAAGTAGAACCTATACCACCGGCACCACCAGTAATCATAATGTTCATAACATTTCCTCTAGATTATCTTCATCTCTACGAAGGTTAATTGCAACAGCAGAAGGATATGGATTTGAGCTTGCAAAGTCATTGATTAACACTCGGCGTGCATGGTTAGTTTCCATGACCAAAACGTAATTCTTAAATCCAAGTTCATCTAATGTTTGTCTCGTATATGCTTCATATTTGTTATTTCTAGCGGTGCAGAAAACAAACATACAACCACGTTCTTGTTCTTTCAGTAGAGCCTTCACATTATTCATCAGAGGCTCATAAGGTTCATCATGAAACGTCTTACTTAAAACTAATGTACCATCTATATCACAAAAGTATGTTGGTTTATCATTGAACTTAAACCAATCTTCTGCGGTACCAACATCGACAAAATTCTCAACATCTTTTTCGACAAAAACTTTGCCATTAGAAATCATGTAGTCAATGATATTTGAAACAAAAATCTCAGAATCTTTTTTCTGTAACTCTTCAAATGCCTTGATATATTCGTCAGCACTTTCGAATTGATAACCACCAACACAAAAACTATCACTTACGATTTGTTTCTCCACGACAGTTGTGATTAAACCTTGTTCATTTGTGATGGTGTAACTTTTGGCAGGCGCATTACGAATATCTGGATTTTTAGATAGTTTTGACACATAGACGGCATTACCTTCTACAAGGTCGGAATCATAAAACCCATCACAATCTTTTATAAGAATTGAATCATTTATTCCCATGACCTTCAATGCTTGATAAGCTGTGTCTGCTGGGCCAGAAGTTGGTTTTTCCAAAACGGCTATTCGTACTTCATCACCAAAAGCTTCTCTTAACTTTTGCACAGCACTAAACTTCTCATCATGCTCTCTTAGAATGATGATTGTAACAGGATATTTTCCAATAAAGTTTTTTGCTGCACTCTCAATCATCAATCTTCTATTGTAATCTGTAAGAAGATATTTTGGCCTCAGATTAGGAAATCTTGTAGATAGTCCTGCACATGGCATAATTATTTCCATAACTTTTTCACCCCGTTCATCAAGTAATCTTTATCTTTTTCGTTTTTAGTATAAGGCAATACTCTCATCAACATTAGTATTAATAGGTAATTATTTTCAAAATACTCATATGATTTTAGATTATCATAGATCGATTGTAACTTAGAATCTAAGAATACCGAATCATTTCGAATGAACCACTTACATACCAAGTCTTGTCTTATTTTCGCTAAGTCAAATATATACGAATCGTACTCGGTTGTCAAGGGGTCAATCAAAACAAACCTTGAATTATTGGTGTCGTATAGTACATTTTCCAATGTAAGATCACCATGGTATTCAGTCCAAGGTAAAGTTTTAGGTAGTTTATCGATTAACTGTTCACAGGTAAATGGCAAATCATATTTCGAAAAATCAAAAGACGAAAGTTTTTTTTCGTATGTTTCGGTGTAATCTTTCTCTATTGATTTTTCTTTGAGTTTGTCTATCGTTTCTTTTAAAAAGTTTACTATGTTCGTTGTTGGATTTATAGACAGATATTTTTTCATCTCCAAACAAGAGATGTATTCCATATCATAATAACTACCAAAAACATTGTAGATTTTTGGTAGAGACAAACCTATGTTTGTTAATGAATCATATCTTTCTATATTACGATGAATATCTCCCGTTTTTCTGACAAAAAACTTTTCATCGTACATCAAGTGAACACTAGACTCTGAGTATCCCTTTAATTCTTTGACTAATTTTACCACTTTTCAAAATCATCTCTCATTAGTGAGTGCCAAGTTCCATTGTGTGGACCTGGTGGAAAAGGATGATTCATATCACAATAAACTAAGTTCTCACCAACAAGGCCAGTTGTTTTCCAATTCATGCTCATCATCTCTTCACCGATCATCGTTGTACCTAAATCATAAAACTCATCGATGCGGTTAAAAACATTACAGTATTTGTCCATGTTTCTTGAAGAAGAAAAAGCAAACTGGTCATTTCCAAAATCTCGACCTGGTGTTCTTCTACAATTCGGTATGTAAAGTTTTTGATTGTCTAATTCTTCAAAAAGAATTTCTACATTCAAAGTAAAGTCATATCTCGAACGAATGACCCAATCAAACACCATTTTATTTTCTTTCTCATATTGCATCTTCAATTTATTTGCCATATTCAGCGAATAAAATTGAGCATAAGTTGAAAGAGCTGGATCTTTAACTTTCCAGTTTGGTTGTGGTGGTGGAACTCTAGTGTACTTTGATAAGTCTGGCGTAATAGGTGGTTCCACAATTATGTTTTGTGGCTTGTAAAGTTCTTTTAACTTTTCAACACCAGAGAAATCCCATACGTGGCAAAAAACAGTGATATCGTGTTTATCTAAAAGGTTTTTCTTTACGTATTCATATACTTTGTCAAAGCATCTGGCTTGCCCAGATAGACATAATGCAATTTTCATTTTTCACCTTTTAATCATGACTGGTAAATCTACAACTATGTATGGCGTATCTGTTTCAAAGTAATTTCTCATACACAGCATATGAGGACAATATCGATTCTCATCATGTAGTTTTATATCTCTTTGACCATTTTCCCACCAAAACTTTACTGAGAGCCATTCTTTATACTTTTTACTGAATCTTGTAGAAAGTATCTTTTCTGCTCTCGGATAAAAGAAGTAGTTATTGGCATATTTCCAAGGAATAATGGCAAAAATATCCGAAACCATTCCGTACTGTTCATTTGTAGGTGTGACCACAACATCAGGATAAGTTTCTACCATATTTCTCACTTTAAAAGGATACAAATGCGTATCAAATCTGGTAAAAACTACATTATCATATTCTTTATCGATCAACTCAAATGCTTTTCTGCGAGCAAAATGCATTGATAGAGTAACATGATTCCTATCTGGAGTAATTAAATCTTTTGGATTTTTTTCAGAGATTCTAGATTCCGCATCTAAAAATTCCTGTGCATAGATTTCATTTCTTTCTGCAGCCCATTTTACTGGATTTAAATATTTTACCGCATAATCAATATCTTCTTGATTGCCTTCATCCCAAACGTACATATAAACATCGAGTTCATTTAAAGAAATGAAATGTTTCAATTCTTCACAGATGTTTCTGAAAGTTCTTAGATGTCCTGATATAACAAGTGCATTAGCCATATTTCGCCTCAATAATTTTACGCCATTCTGGAACCCTATCGTACTGGTGAACAATGTAGTAAGGATTTCCTTTTGATGTAGTTACAATGTCATCCTTTAATATAGGCGATTCTTCCAACAAGAAAGGCCTAAAACTTTCTACTTTTGATGGATCTACTGTTGTACCTAATTGGCATGCCCAACCATCTTCTGACCTACAATATTGACTGGTCGTTTTATATGGATGCATTGAGATTAAAAAGTTAAATGTAGATTGGTCACAAATTGGTATAGGTCTGTTTATGGCAGTAGAGAAAATGTTTATTGCTAAATCACGTATCGCAAAGCCGTGACCAGCAAGAACGCCAACATTAAAAATTTCATTATGCTTAAAAATACTGTGTATATAATCACCGTATGTCTCATATAGATTCTGATTACCCCATGGTTCATCCTTGTAAAGCATACTTTCAGATGAAAAAACTAAATGTTTTGAAATGAGATTGGCTTCTAACCAATCAATTGGATTTTGTTGAAAGATAACATCTTTAACATCCGTTGTTATCACATAACGATAGTCATTATTTCTTAGATACTCATAAATGTGGCCAAATCTTTCAACATGAACAGGAATTTTTGATTCGTAACGAAGATTGCCTTCGTTGTCTTGATTGAAACCGATGATTTTAAATCCTGCTTCGCTGACCTTTTTCACTGTGTCAGCATCACAGTTCATCAGAATAAGAACTTTATCGCCATCAAAACCAGATTGGTTGATGGAGTTTATCCAGTATTTTAGTTTAGGCCAATCGTAATTGGTACTGGCACCAATAATCAAATCTTTCATAACAAATCTCCATTATATTACTTAGTTGTCTTGTAGTCTTTGAATTTAGTTATACTTTGTCCAGGTGTATCTTTTCTATAAGTGTCTGCCAATTCTTTGGTGCCCCATTGGCCTGCACCAGATTTTGGTAGAATATCAGGCTTTATATTTTGCCTAATTTCTTTTTTGGGTCTAGGTATTCTTATCATGTTAGATTGTAAATGAAGAACCACAACCACAAGTTGCGGTTACGTTAGGATTTTTAATACTAAAATTGGATCCCATAAGCGTTTCTTCATAATCGATTACAGCTTCATTCAAATACTGCATACTCATACTATCTATGATAACACCAACACCATCTTTTTCAAATACAAAGTCATCATGTTCTGGGGGTAATTCTTCTATTGAAAACCCATACTGAAATCCTGAGCAGCCTCCACCCTGAACAAATATTCTTAACTTTAAATCTGGATTTTCTTCGTCGATTACAGATTTAATTTTTTTCGCAGCACCAGAAGTTATTTCTACCAATTTTAACCTCTTGTCAAATTTAGAATCTTCTGAATCTGTGCTTCAAGAATTGGCCTTCTGTTTGGCCATTTGATGATTGGCTGATCCGCAGTTTTGAGAAGTTTGGTTAAAAACGGAAGAATAAGTTTTTCAACTTGTACTAGTCTTTCTTTGTATTCTTCCACAGTCTCTTCTTTTTCCGCAATTACTGAAGTATACTCTTCTTCGTCGATGGCGGTAAAACCAAAATCATCTTCGTCGTATTCAGCCAAGATGGCCGTTAGATCAAATTTCTTTTCCATTTATTTGTCCCATGCCTTTGCTGCATTAAAATTGGCCTGACTAAACTCTAGTCTATCGACAAGTTTAACAGCACCACCAGTTATTGTTGATACAGCAACAAATCCTTCTGGATCGGTTACTTTAAAACCATTTTCTGTTCTCAAGAAAGTGTGTGTTACTTGTTTCATCTCTTGAAGTTTTTTAATGATTCTATTTTTAGAGTCAACTAAAAGATTCATTAGTGTAAATATCTGAATTAAATCGGAAGCAGAACCTCTGAAAAATCTCATGACATCCGTTTTTTCTTTGATTCTTTTCTTTCGTGTATCTTCTTTTTTTGCAGATAAAACTTCTTTGTTTAATTTATCTTCTACATAACGAATTAACTCTAAAGTATGAGCTCTCGGGTCTTTGATTTGTGAACCGGCTCTTATCTTTGCATTATTAAATGTTTTGATGTAATTTTTAAACACATCACTTGTAGCAATTCGATTTAATGTCAAAGAATTTATTGTGTTAAATGTTTTGCCTGCTGAAGATAATATTTTTGTTAAATCTTCAGTTTCTTTTTCGGTAAAAGATGCCATACCAGATGCATCAGTAAATGTAGCATCTCTGAACCAAACATCTTTTGTATGCGTTAGATGACCAATATCAATGTTAAAAGATGCCTTCATATCTTCCATGGTTTTACCAGTGTATGAAGTATGAAAGACAACTCCTAATTGTGCTGTCATCATTTTAAAAGCCAAAGGTGAATCGAAAGGTACTGCATAAACAATTGTATTTGGCTGAAAAATAGCATATTGCATGCCATCAATATTTTGTTTCTTTATGTCACCTTTGGTGAAAAGCATATCACCTTGAAGAACACCTTTTATTCCTAGTTTGGGTAAATATCTTAAAGCAACTTTGAGTTTATGATTCAATCCTTCAGCAGGATGGTTGTTATCGATATCTTCTTCAGTGTAGTTTAGTTTGGCGTTTTTAGCAAACACACCTTTTGTGCCAACAAAAAATTTACCATTTTCGGGATTAACTCCTGCAAATATGGCTGGTGATCCATCCCATTTTGTTGTGACATTTATTTTAGTTGAGGATTTTCCTGCTAACATGTCACGTAGAGATTGTAGAAAGTTTATAGCACTTCTGGCACCAACAACACCGCCATTGAGAACCTCATCTTCGAGATGTTCCAGATGCAGGTTTTTACCTTCTTTTCCTTCTTTTAAAAATTCTGTGAATTTCATTTTTTCATGTTCATGAATGGATTTGTTTTCTTTGTGCCTGGTGCTACAGAGTATTTACTGTTTGGCATTTTTTTAATTTTAATTTCTGCTTGAACTTCATAAAACTCAGAGCGGGTCGCTACACGAACTTTAAAATCACCAGAACCACTTAAAAGAGGAACACCCGTTAACTTCAGAGGATTTGTTTTTGAGATTAAATAGAAATCATCTCCTGCTTGCATGTAGTATGCAGGCTCAGCTTTACCTTCTGTGTAATGCTCCGTCACCAATTGTCCTAAGTCTCTATTTTCATCATTAGCAATATAACGGTTAATACTTGGCTGATCAAAATAAGACTTCATAACATGAAGTGGTACAGCACCAGGCTCTTTGAGTCCGGATTTTGTAGTTGGAATTTTTATCTGTTTTTCCGGAATGCCAGAAAATTTAGAAATAGCTTTTATAAAGGCCTTGGCCTGTGCAGACTTATTTAAGATATCTACAGCAGCTTTGGCTGTGGGTGTTTTATACGTAGTTTTCCATTTACCACCCTCATAATAAACTCTTGGGTTAGAAAGATTGTCAGTATGTGACATTTTAACTTCCACCCAAGTTTTTATGTTTTTATATTCAACTTTTACATCCGAGTATTCTGTACTTACTTTTGGCCTAGTGGCTTTTATTCCCGGAAGTTTATTGATAGACTTTGCTACATCTTGTTCGAATTTATCTGAAGCAACACTCATGAAGTCTCCTAAAGAGTTTTATGTATTTATGCCTATCGTATAATGTCTAGTTCAGTGTCGCCAGTCCAGACTTCAATATCATTTCTCAGACGATTCTCCGTTTTGAGATTTTCGTATCTTGTCGTGGCCTTTTTTCTCCACCATTCAATCACATTCTTCAGATAGAATTTATCATAGTTTTCACCTTTAGTCAAGGTATTCGATTTACCATTCACAAAGTCAATCATGTTACTGAATCCATAATCTGAAACATAATATCTCTTTTGTTCGTTTAGATTTTTGGCATTTTCAATCGTCTGTTTAAACTTAGCACCCTCTGGTGTTCCCTTCAGAGCAACATTGATATGTGAAACGATTGCATTAGATATTTTCAGTTTTCTACTAGAGGCACTTTCTGGTGCCAATGGCTCACCAATTATATTTTCAATATACTCTTTTAGGTCTGTATAAGTTTTACCATGTAACATGGGAAGAAAATCACTGTCGGTCAAACCTTTATAACGAATATAAGGTTTCATGCCATCATACTGTGATACGGCCTTAGTAGAACCATACAGACTAGTCGTTTCAAACAAACATGTGGTCATATTGTATTTTTTATTTAGCATTTCACGAACTTCATGTGTCGTGCAAATAGATGCCATCAATTTACCACCAAGATAATTAAATCCAAAAGGCTGTGCGGGTACAATCACAAAACCCATCATAGCACATTGATTGAATCTTTGAGCACCACCATCGACTTGTGTGAACACTTGACCCAACATCTCATTTCTTGGTTTACAGTTAATTACAGGAGAACCAAGACGAATAAAACCACACCACTTGTTCGTTGTAGTTTCTAAGACTGCCAATCTGAGGGATCGACCGGGAATATTGGTCATGTTTGAATGTGAAGAAATCATATTCAAATAAATGTCCCATCTCTCTTGAGGCAGTTCTACAATTTCGAAATTCATTTTCTCTGGCGAAACAGAAAAATCGGAAAACAAATCTTCTTCTGGTCCCATACCAGGCAAAACAAAAGGCCTCTCTGCCATAGAAGCCTTTTTCTGTTCTCTCATGTACTCATCTATTCTCGAAAACTTATCGAAATAGTTTGAAAAAACATTTGCACAGTAAACTGCCTGTTCCTTAGTCAAACTCATACTTTTAGACCACCAAAATTTTTATTAAATTTACGTTCACGATTACCAAATGTATTCAACGGAGGCGTATCATCAGGTTGCCCCGAATCTGTAATTCCATTTTGTGCATCAGGCTCCGTATCATACAGTCTCATTTTAGCCCTGTCAACCCCCACAACAAATCTTTTATAATCATTTGGGTCAGAATAACGATTTTTCAATTGTTTTACCATAATTTGATTCAATTGTTGCAACTCTTCATTTGTAATCAAAGCAAACATAAAGTCAGCAGTTGCAGGCAAACCAAAAGATTCTGAAGTATCTTCAAGACCTGGATCAGAGTTTGTAAAACCACTTCTTGTGGTTTGTGTTGCAGATACAATTGGCACATTGAATTCAACTGCCAAGCCACGAAGCTCTTCAGCAATAGATTTTACATATGTGTAAGAGTTTACACTTCCGCCAGGTTTTATTCTAGAAGATGAACAGATGTTCAAATAATCAATGAAGATAATTTCTGGAGTAAAATTCTTTTTCAGAGCCAATTCATTAAGCAAAGCCCTGAAATGTAGAGCAGAGGCAGAAGCAGTTGGATATTCTTTGATGATTAATTTGCCATTTGCCTTGTTTCTTAATACTTGAAACTTTTTGTCGTAGTCTGTTTTACTGATTGTTCTCAGTTCATTCAAATCAATATTTAAAAGATTTGCATCAATTCTTTCAGCAATTCTTTCTTCGGCCATTTCAAGAGTAATATATAAAACATTTTTACCCTGAGATAAACAAGATGCGGCCACATGACACATGAATAAAGATTTACCAACGCCTGTGCCAGCCAAAGCAATGTTCAAAGTTTTGACCGGTAAGCCACCCTTTGTAATTTTATTGAATATATCGAGATCGAATGGAACTTTAGCTTCTACTTTATGATAAAAATCATATCGTGAATCGTAGTCATTCATGTAATCATGACCGATGTGTTGGTCAAAAGAAACGCCAAGGGCATCACTCAGAAGTTTTGGAATTTCTCCTTTTGTTTTACCTTTGTTTCTATCATCAAGAATCTGGACAGATTCCATGATAGCATTGTAAATGGCTTTATCTTGACAAAATTTTTCAGTTTGTTCAATAAGCCATTTTTCTTCGACTTTTTCTTCTCGATTAGAGTGGAGTTCTTTTAGTAAGTCTATTGATCCTTTGACCTGGTCGCCAGTAAGAGTTTTACTTTCGGTAAAATTGATTACAAGGGATTCGTATGTTGGAAGATTTTTATACTTGTTTACAAAATCAAAAACTTCTTTGAATACAATTTTTTCTGTGTTGTCTGAAAAATAATCTGATCTTATGAATGGTAATACTTTTCTGGTATAGGCCTCATTGTATATCAAATTCTTCAGTATCGTTTGTTCCAGTCGATTCATGTTGTTTATAATCCAAAATAATTTTACTGAGAATATCCCCCATTATTGTATGAAAATTTTCATCTTCTAACAAGGCCTGCATCTCATGTTTTCCAGGAGTGATGATGACATAACTGAATCTAAGTTTAGCTACACCTTCATCTTCAACTGCACCAACTTTATGGTAATGGTACATTGTACCTTGATATTCTTCCATTAACAACTCTATACCAATAACTTCGGTATGACTGAAGTTTATGAATTTATAATCAATATCTTCTTCAAGCTTCATTTTCTTCGACTTCTTCCAAAATGTCATCTTGTCCCATAATACTGCTATAAGTGATTTCATATCTTTTCTTCACATAGTCTTTGAATGAATTATTTTCTAAAATATCTCTCCAAAATTCTTCTGTTTGTGTATCAGCAAAGCGTTTCTTATCTAAGACTTCACCAGTCTCCTGGTCAACTTTAGCATACCAACCATTACTTGGTTTGGTTACAAAATTGCCTTCGAGAGCGATATCCATAAGGCCAGACCACTTGTTAATACCACCATCAAAAGATACAGTAACAGGTATTTTAGATTTTTCTCGAACATATCTTGATTTCTCTACGTTAATGATGAAATTGTATCCAACAATTTCTGATCCTTCTTTTTCTTGTTGACGACCTAAAATGAAGATATTGTCAGCAGAATAGTAAGAACCTGTTCCACCACCAACGATATCTTTAGGAAACATTCCGATTTCTTTATAAGTGTGATTCACCACAACCATAGGAATATCTTTTAGATTTAAATGTGGTGTAATCATGCGGAATAAACTTTTTACTTGTTTTGCTCGTGACATATCAGCAACAGACTTCTGTTCAAGAGCATCTTCAACTTCTTTCTTTGATGCGAGATTACCAATCGAATCAATGACAATGATAACACGATCACCTCGATTGATATTTTCCAACTGAGCCATAATATCAAACTTTAATTGTTCAATATCAGTAATTGGTGAATGAATCACTCTGTCAGTGTCAATACCAAAGGTATCAAAGTATGACTGTGGAGTTCCAAATTCGGAATCATAAAACAACAAAACAGATTCATCATACTTGTCCATATAGGACTTAGCCATCAACAAAGAGAAGGCTGTCTTAAAGTGTTTAGAGGGACCTGCCCACATTGTTAAACCAGGAGTAAGACCACCATCCAATCTTCCTGACAAAGCAACATTCACCATAGGAATGGCAGTTGGAATCATATCTTTTTCTGTAAACAACTTTGATTTAGATAGAATAGAACTATCTTTGATTGTAGAATTCTTTTTAATCTTTTCAAGTAAACTCATTTTATTCTCCGTTTAGAATCAGTAAAGTTTCCGTATCACCAAGAGTTCCTTTAAAGAAAATATTAAAGGCGATAACACATCTTTCGATACCTGAAATATTTCTCGAAACTTCGTGTGTTAGATGAGATGGAAAAATTAGTATGTCATTTATTTTTGGCGTTACAACCCAATCAACAGAACTAATTCTGTTTTCTTCCTCAACATCAGGACAAACAGAAATTGGCCAAACATTATATGCCCTAGAATCACGAACAAACTTTATGTTACCACTTTTTTCATCGACATTAACATATAAAACACCACTGAAAATACTATTACTATGGTGATGTGGTTGTGCCCAATCACCTCTCTGGTGTTTTACTGCCCATGATGATGTAATGTATACCTCAACATTTTTTACAACTTTCAAATAATCATATACATAATATTCAACTTCTCTGAGAATCAGGTGTTTGAGATCAGAAAGTTCTGGAAGATCGAGAAGTTTGGCATCAGTGAACAAACCATTATCGTTTCTTACGTATTTACAGTTCATTACAAAGCGTCTTGTGTCCTCATCAACGAAAATATTATTTCTATACAGAGGAACAGGAAAAAGTTCAATTACTTCCCTCATGGTTTTGAATCATCCTCAAAATTGGCAATTTTTGATTTGTGTATTACTTCGTGTTCTGTATCAACAAAAAAAGAGTCTAAACTATTAGCGGGCTGTTTGTCAATCTTTTTCCTCTTTCTTGCCTTAATTTCTGGTAAAATGTCCACTTTATCAGCTGCATATTTTCTATAAGTTTGATTTGATGCTACTAACAGCAAAACAGCAAGTGGATCAAACACGATAATAATAATAAAAATTACCAGTCGAACTGCTTTATCAATCAAATCACGGTCTTGTGTACCATATACTACTTCTGCCACGTATTTGATAGGTCCCAAATCTGATTCAGCCTTCTTAACTTCCAAGGATAAAGGGAGTTTTTCTTCCGTGAGGTTTTGTATTTCTTTTTGAAGCCTTGCATTTTCAGAAGCGATTCTCTCACGGTCTTTCTGTTGGGCCTTGCGTATCTGTGATGCCCTCTCGGCGCCCCTTTCGTCTTTCGACCTGCCCATAATTTCATCGACAGATGCATCATACTGACTAAGGTTCTTGTCATTCCTCTCAATGGTCGCTTGGAGTGCTTCAATCTTTTTGTCATAAATTTCTACCTTTGCGGCTAAAGGTGATATGTTTGATGAGTGTTCAATATGGGCCTTTGATAGGTAACCAAAAATACCCATTGAAGTAATTGCCATAAGCAATATCACTGCAATCAAAAAATAAAACTTGAGTGCAGAGAATGTTTCTTTCCAATGATTATGTAACCATGATACTGTCACCAATTTTGCTATTTCTAAAACTGTGCCCATGATTATAACCGGCCAATAAGATCCAGGAAATATCTGTGCAAGTCCTATTACCGAATAATAAGCCGCCACGCCCGAAAGAGCAATGGCGGTCAAAAAAGGTAATATAAATTGTGTCATGAGAAAAAGCTGTCTAATGAATTGGTTTTTTCTGTTGTCCATCCCATACAGTCGAGAATCACTTTAATTGGTTCCAAAAATGACTTTTCAAACTGCGTATCATAATCAACAAAATCATGGAGACCAAACTCTGGTGGCAATCTCGTTGGATAAGAAATGACCATATCTTTTAAAGGATTCGGTTGTTTTAGGTAAGTAAATTTAATTTTCTCACCTTCTTGAATCCTTGGATATTTTTTATCTAACTTCAAAGATTCCAACCGATTGTTGTATAGTAAAGCACCCTTGACATGAATCGGTGTCCCTTTTTTATATAGAGTAGCGGTATCAGAATAATCTTTCAAACCATTCAATCCTCTGGGAAAAGATACTTCTTCAGGAGGCAATTGTTTAAACTTCTCTCTAAATTCTTCAATGAAGTCATGAATATCACCTTCTTTACCATTCAACATAATGTGAATAGCCTGTTTCATTTTTTCCCGAATAGCAGCAGGCGTTGAAGATTTAACCATCTCCATACCCATAACTTTCATTTGAGGTTCTTTATATTGAACACCTTCATTGTTGTGTACGTTTAGAATATATCTTTTCTTTGCAGTCCAAATGCCACGATCAGATAATGCTTCACGTTTCATTTGCATTTTTTGGGCGTATGCACGAACATACGTAGCAAGATCCTTGTAACTTTCATCAATGAACGGTTGTATCTTCTGCTCGCAGACTTTATCCATGAACTCGATGATCTTGATTCTAGATGAAGGAACTTTTTCTCCCGCAACATACACCTTTTTAACAAGCGGACCAAGATTAAGATAAATCGAATCTGTGTCTGAGGCGATAACGTAATCTTCATTATTTGTACTTAATAACTTATTTAAATATTCATTTAGTTTATTTTCAATCCAACGAATGGATAATTGGCCCGCTGTAGTAACGCCAAGTGCCATTCTCAAATCATAAAAACGGAAGTATTGACTACCAAGAGCACCGTAAGCAGAATTGAGGGAGACTTTCTTCGCTAGTTGAAGATTATCATATCGTGCAATTCTTTTTTCGATTTCATATTTCTTTTCATCGTCATTTTCTTTTTCATATTCTTGTTTCGCCTGCAACATCATCTTCTTAAATTTTTTACGACCTTCATACATTTCTTCCAACATCTTAGGAAGAAAACCTTGAAAGTCAGTTCTAAAAAGTTGACCGTTTGGTGTAATTGTAGCATCAATGAGTTTTGAAGTGTCAACCTGTCTCATTAATAGTTTCTCGACATTTACGCCTGCTGAAAGAATATCACGCATTTCATCCGTGTAATCCTCTGTATCAATAAGAGTTTCTGGTGAAATGTTGTACATCATCATCAAGTGTGGATAGAGAGAGTTCAAGTCAAATGAAGCAACATATTCATGAACACCGACTTGGGGTTCTTTCACATAAGCACCCTCAAAAGCCGAACTCTTATTTTTTACCGTTTTTGGTGGAACAATGATATCTTTGTCTAAAAGATAATTATAGATCAAAGAATCCCACATTCTCGTTTGTGCGAAAATGTCCTCATAGTTTGTTTTTGTATCGTAAGCCAAAGTCAAACCCAATTCAATCAATTTAAGTTTTTCTTCCAACTTCAGTACAAGCTCAACGTCTTTAATGTTATAATCAATAAACTTTTGAAAGTTTAAACGATATAATGAATGTAAGTTTTCATATTCGTCATATGAAAGTTTGTTCTCATTCAGTTCAACGCTGGCGATGTGATCTAGCCGATAAGATTCTTGTGACTTACCAGCCGGAGCGTACCATCTATACAGTTCGATATAATCTAGTGTTGGAACACCAAGTAAATCATAAACATCAAGGTCACGATTAATCTTTGTAATCTTTTTTGTGTTTATGATACCCCATGGTGAAAGTTTCTTTACTTCTTCTTCACCCAAAAGGTTATTGATTCGATTGACCAGATATGGAATATCAAAGAAACGAATATTCCATCCACTGATTGCATCAGGACAGTTTTGTTGCCAATCATCGATGAATTTTTTACACAGGTCGATTTCACTCTTACACTTGATGTAGGTAACATCATCACGTTGATTGTCATAGTCACCACAACCATAGACAATCATTTTTCCATTAATATATTTTATTCCAATGGCAGTGATAGGCTCTGTGACTTTGTATGGGTCAGGAAAACCATTTTCTGATCCAACTTCAATATCGATTATAGCAATAGAAAGATCATCAAAGTTCCAATTAATGTCACCTTTGAATGTATCAGCAATGAAAGCGTATTCATAACGGTCATTACCAAAGATTTTAAATCCTTCAACGTCATTATACTGACGAACAAAGTCTCTCGATTCACGAATGGTCTGAAACTTTATTGTCTCTAAACTCAAACCATCAAGAGATTTATACTTGCTAGGTTTATTTGATTTCAAAAACAAAGTCGGCGTGTAAGCAACTTTATACTTAACACGCCGGCCGTCTTTAACACCTCGGAAGAGAATATTACTTCCGAGGCATGAAACATTTGTATAATAATTATTTGTCATTCATTATAATTTAGGAATTGAAGAAGCGATTTCGATACCAGAACCGAACATCTTATTATACTGATTTTCGAGTTCTCTTACAGGCGAACTTGTAAATAAAATGTCGTTATTATTAATTACAAATCCAGTTTTAAAGTCCTCACTAAAGTCAACAAACGGAACAAAACCCATCATTGGGCCATCTTTTGTTGGCTGAACAACAACTTGAACTGGTTGTTTTATTTTTACACCAACATTACCTTCATCAACAATTTCTCCGATGAGAGTGTGGTTAGTTTTAAGTGTAATTAATTTAACGGTCATACATTGACTCCCATATTAGCATCTAGAACTCCCAATGTAACCCACCGATTTGGAATGAGCATTTCTCTTCCATTGAAATCAGAAGCATTAATCAAAGGGTCTTGAACCCAACCCAAAACTTCTACCATGTTATCATAATCACGATAATATAAATCATACTTTTCAGCATGAATCATTTTGTTATCGATAGCAAGTTTTTTTGCTAGTTCACGAATGTTCATATTTTTCCTTAACAATAAAAATAATATTATACAATATACAATTCAAAAAAGTGGCAATTAAGCACCAATTTCTTGTTTGTATGCCTCAAGAGTTTTCTTAAACTTACCTGCATGGCTGCGTTCTGCTTTTGCTAGAGTTTCAAACCAATCGGCAATTTCTTCGAAGCCTTCTTCACGAGCAGTTTTAGCCATACCTGGATACATGTCGGTATATTCATGAGTTTCACCTTCGATGGATGATTCGAGAGCCTGAACAATGCTCTTTGCAGGCATTCCTGTTGCAGGATCACCAGCACCGCCTTCGATCAAGTATTCCATATGACCGTGAGCATGACCTGTTTCTCCCTCAGCAGTATGGCGGAAAACAGCTGCTACTTCTTGAGCGCCAGCAATATCACACATGTTAGCGAAATACAAATAACGACGATTCGCCTGCGATTCACCAGCAAATGCTTCTTTCAAATTCAATTCAGTTTTAGTACCTTTTACCTGCGACATAACTTCTCCTTATAGTTTATTAATATCGATATTACATTTTTTAAGAAAATCTATACCATCTTGTGATCTGTATTCATTTTTATAAAAAACTTTTTTAATGCCAGATTGATATATCAATTTAGCACACTCAATGCATGGTGCATGTGTGATGAACATAGTGGAGTTTAAACCAGATTCGTTACTTCTTGCTAATTTGGCTATAGCATTCATTTCAGCATGAAGCACCTCTGGTTTTGTTTTTAACGTACCATCTTCATTAATATTTTCACACACATTATCCCAACCTGATGGCATTCCATTGTAACCTATACTAATGATACGATCATCTTTGACTACAATGGCACCAACTTGCAATCTCTTTGCCGATGACTGTCTAGCAAAGATTTCAGCCACACCCATATAAGATTCAAGATATTTTTCTTTCATGATAAAAACGCTAAAGGAACTTCGATTTTCCTTAGCCCATTAGCGTACATAAAGAACGGAACGAACCTTTCATTTAGAAATCCAGGATATCTCCATGGAAAAGGTTCAGAGCAGTGCCAACTCCTCTTGTTTTTATCCGGATATACTTCTTCGCAATTTTGCCAAATATATTCCATGATGGCAAAATATTCACCAAACATTTTCTTGAACCATGATTTTGGCATTACATAAACACATTCATAGTTACAGATACTATAATCTGTGAACCAAATCATATGTCGTTTGTATTCAGGAAAAAGAGTTTCTATACCTTGTTTGAAAAGAAACCAATATTCTGGAAGTTGTGATTCCAAATATTGTCTTTCAATTGAATTGTGCATCATTCTAAATCTACTACAAACTACATCAGCAGATTGTAGATAATCTAGAGCACGATTCATCTGAGAATCAGAAGTTAAAAACCTGCATGAATCTTCATTAGCAGGAACTTCTAATTTTTCTCCTGTATAACCAACACCATTCTCAACTGCCAAATATCTTCTATATGAACCACATCCAATGTAATCAGAATCTATGTGATTAGCAGCATAATATTCTGTTGATTGTTGACCCATAGCTTTAAGAAATTCTAATTCACTTATGTGTGAATAATACTTGTAAAATTTCTTAATGGTGTTTTCTCCTTCGTACACATTGGTAAAATTACCAACAGAAGGATGCCATTCATTTGGATCGGAAGATGCGGCGTAGAAATACTTAACCCACTTCGAATCAAAATTGAAAGCGTACTCTTTATGAGTATGAACCAGCATTGTTATTGGTGTGTTCATAATATAGATGAGGCCGAAGCCCCAAGAAATTAAGCCGTTTGTTTTTCTTCTTGTAGAAGTTGAGGTTCAAACGTCTTTAGTTCATTGCCAATTTCAATCTTACGTGGTTTCTTATGCTCTGGAATGATGTTCTCAAGTCCAATGCGTAGAATACCATCTTTGAACTCTGCACCTTTTACTTCAATGGTGTCAGCGATTGTGATTGCTTTAGTAAAAGATCGTGTGCCAATTCCACGGTGTAGGTATTGAACATCGGGTGTACCGACTTTCTTATCACCTTTGATAGTCAAAGTATTATCCTGCACTTCGATATCAATTTCGTCTTTACTAAAACCAGCAACAGCAAGTTCTACCACATATTTGTTTTCATCTGCTTTGATGATGTTATGTGGTGGAAAATTGTTTGTTGGTCTAGAATCATTTAGAATTGCTTCAACGTCACGAATAAAATTTTCAAAACCCAATGTCTGATTAAGAACCATTGGACCAAATCGACCAGTAATAGTCATATTTTCTCCTTTTTTTAAGCAAGTTAATAAAGTGGCCCATTAGGCGCCACTACTTACTTGACAACCACAAAAGCCTGTCGGTTGACAAGAAAAGTTCGGTTAGGATTATGTGATTCGAAAACACGAATAAACTCGTTGTTGCCGTCTTTAACCACATTATCATAGTCTCTTGTGTACACTTCTTCTTTAGTATATTTATTCACTAACTTGATAGATTTGTTTTTCACTTTTGTCATAATTAATCACCATATTAGTAATCTTGTGATTTTTTGCCTATATTATATTTTGTTATCAGTTCCCACTGATCTTTCTCTTTAAAAGAGATAATTTTAATTTGATGCAGTGGTGCTATATTATTTTCTAAAATAGATCGGTTCATAATTTTAACTAAACCCCACTCTTCTAGCAAATTAGCAATTGCATTTCTTCTTTGTATATCATTTTCAGAGAGATTTGAGGGTTTACCATCTAATGCAAATAACTCTTTAAAATGTACAATGTAATACTTGCCTTGTTTATGTAAAATGTGGCAAGACTGATACAGGACTTTTTCTTTTCTGGATGATACTCCAATCCTAGTCAAAGTTTCTCTTACCTTTAGAAAATCGTCCTGTTCGTTGAGTTTCACCTCAACAAACTTGGATAAATCAACCATATCATTTCCTTAATCCACCGATCTCGGTTTGTTCTTTTAGTTGTTGGATTTGTTCATTGCTAAGTAGGCGTAATGCCTCACGGGATTTTGAGTCAGAGAAACCATAGACTAATTTAACACATTCTATATCTTCACTTTTTTCACGCTTAACCCACTTAGCAAAAGTCCTTTTCTGGGACCTGATGGTATTTAGAAGGAAATCATTTTGTAATTTTTTATCTAAATGGTGCCTCCGATTCATCTCATTTGCATAGAACACACAGTCTTTATGATAAGACAAAGATCGGTTTACTAGAAATGGTTCGTATCCTTTCTCAGTTATATCATCAACAATTAGTTTTTCTTTACTCTTTAATATAGCATTTACATAATCAAAAGGGTTCATGTCAACATCCTAATCAGTCCAAATGTATCTATTGCAGTTATGAGCAAATAGTTAGCCAGCATGCCAAACGATTTCCTAGAATAAGCAGCCCAAGAATACATGATGCAGCCAGTAATCCAAGCAGGGTAAAGAGTGAGGAGTGGAGGATTAGGGACTGTGATCGCCATAGTAAGGCTACACCCAATGCTAATGCCCCAAGCCAAAAGCTCAATGACAAAACGGGCAGGATGGGAATCAAAGTCATCACGTATCCATTGGAAAATAGCATTGGTTTCTCCCTTCACAACAAATCTTTCACGATATAAACATCGAAGTCTTTTCGGTCAATCATTCTAAACTTCTCTGGCTCTTTTCCTCTCCAAGTTCTGACATGTGATTCCACAGGAGATTTTAATATAGAATTTCTGTCTGTGATGGCAAAACTTGTAAAATCTTTATTGAACATTACAAAGTACATATTCAAATTAAGATACTCTTCTTTGTAGAGGTATCGACCCTTTCTCTCTTCAAGATACGATAGTCTTTTCCAAGGGAAATTTACAGTTTTCCAAGAGTGGGAAGTTTCAACCTCAATGTAGGCCACAGGAGAATCTTCACTTTGATATCCAATCAAATCTATACTGTATTTGTTTGGGTGCTCTTGAACTTCAACTATCGAGTCAATGATTTTTGGAATCACCAACTTAGCAAGTCTTTTAGCAGGTTCGTCAAATACTTTTAAACCTTCTTCAATTGTGATATCGCTTCTGTGTAAACTCATAAAAACTCGCAATCGACCATGATTTCCGTGAGCATAGCCAAAGTATTTATCTCCTGGTCAGCGACAAATGCCGCTTTATACTGATAATCCGCTAAAATAATTATGGCCTGCGGAACGGATTGCGGCTTTAGCAACTCATTTAGCGAATCGTAAATCTTCCTGTACATGGTGGCAGGATCAATGTCATGGCTGGCCACCCACTTCCGGACATTAGAAAAGTCTTTCGACTTCAGGTAGCCAATCAGCTCAGTAAGGGTTATATCACCAATCTGCGACAGGATACCAGTATCGATCTTACCAAACTGAGAGTAACGCTGCAGCTCATTGATGATACGGCGAAAGTCTGGAAAGTGTTTCTTGATGAGCTCAGCCAGGACCTTGTCATCATACTCGACTTTTTCACTTTGCAAAATCGATTGAATTCTCATGAAAAAGAGAGAAGCCATCTTAGCCTTCTCACCATTCTTCAAATTGAATTCAACGACAGCACAGCGACTATGCAACGGCTCAATGATTCGATTCTTGTAGTTACAAGTAAAGATGAAAGAGCAATTACTTGCAAACTCTTCTATAGCATTACGAAGAGCAGGCTGTGTCGAATTTGGATTCAGATAATCAGCTTCATCAATGATGATGACCTTGCGGCCACCAGACAAAGACATAGATGAAGCATAGTTCTTAATCGTTACACGAAATGTGTCGATGTTTCTTTCATCAGAACCATTGATTACGATGTAGTCGCAGCCGATCTCGTTGCACAGAGCTTTCGCTACTGTTGTTTTCCCAACGCCCGCTCCACCACTCAAGAGAAGATTTGGAATGTTTTGTTGATTGACGTACTCCTGAAACGGCTTCTTTAGCCGTTCCGGGAGAATACAATCTTCGATGGTTTTGGGACGATACTTCTCTGTCCACAATAGATGTTCCATTTTTAGTCCTCACGTAAATCATAATAAAGTGTAATTGTATCAGTTGTTAGAGTTTAATGTGGCAATTACAGTTAAGTAATTCTCTCTAACTTGGTATGTAATACTATTTGAGGTAAAAATATTCGTGACAGCATCAAGTTCATTTGTATCAGGATTAGGATACAATGTTTCATACACGGCTACAACATAGTCAGAGTTGATAGCGATAGTGTCTGATGCATTACCTTCAAAAACATTTGTAAAGTTATATAAAGCCATTATTCAGACCTTTCGAATTTGCTTCCAGATTCAGTAGTGATCCAGTATTTTAGAGCGATGTTTTTGTTATTCCAACGGGAGATTCCTTTTGAAGAAATAAAAACATCATAAGAACCGGGCATAACTTTAGTGATGTTTTCTGTTTTGAAAATCATCTTGTATTTGTTACCATCACCCTTAACATTTAGTTTAAGAGAGTCGGTATGCGAAGAGTCATTTTGAAGGTCGAGTGTGACGATATGAACTTCTTCACCATCAGATTGAATAGCCACATGAGGAGAAGATAGAACAGACGCAGCACGTAGAATCCATTCGAAATCTTCCGAAGAAAATTCGAACTTGATTTCTGGTTCTGGCATTGCAATATCTTTTTCGGGTGGTGTGTTAATCATTTTTGGATCACAAAAACGATATTTGATTTTACTACGACCTTTATTACCAACGATCACCACATGCTTGTCGTCGAAATCGAAAGACGGGTCATCTTTGTGTAGAGAAACTACAGAAAGAAAATTGTTTAGGTCATAAACACCAAAATCAGTAGGAATATCTTCTTTAATATCCACTTGAGCGAGAATATTTTTATGAGAAGAAACTGTCTTTAGTGTGTTACCTTTTTTGAAAAACAAACCTTGATTGATAGAACCAAAGTTTTTTAGTACAGAAAGGGTATCATTTGATAACTTCATGTTTTACTCCATAATTAAGAATTGTCATCTACTGAATATAGTATATCATGTTCATACAGAAACATGAGGCAACACATAGCATGAGCTAAGTGATGGCGACCAGATTCAGGATCATTTACTTCACCTTCTTTCCATGCCCAGATATGTCTTTGCATGGCATCAAAGTATCTACGTTTGGAATCAGAAACTTTTTTCCAATTATCACGTTCATACTTTTGAGCACCAAAGGTAAGAACATCAACTGTGGCTTTTAAAGCCAAAGGTGGAAGCAAACCATATTCTAGTTTGCCTCCATCAAATTTACGACCTTGCTCTTGCATTACAGCCTTCCAGTGAATTGAGCAACAGCAGGCATATTACCTGTGAAAGCGTAAGTACCAATATGTTGTGTTCTCATCCAAGGACACAGATAGATTTTACCGCCCATTTTACGCCACATTTGGCAGAACATGTAATCTTCTGATAGATAGCGTTCTGATCCACCACCAGTGATAGAATCTTTGTGGTCAATTACTGTATCAAAGTAGGCATGAATGTAACGTGATCCATCAAAGTTGGCTTGACCAACATGATCTGGCTTGTATCGAATGTTTGGATATTCCACTTCCATTCTTTCAAACACGTTACGTTTTACCAACATGAAACCTGTTCCAATTTCCATCACTTCTAAGGGTTCGGTAACTTGAAAGTGTTGTGTGCCTTTCACTACATTGAATACATATTCACCAACAAGGTTTTCAAGTTCTTTTGGTTCCATATTTGGGTGTGTTCGTGCAGCTGTAGCCACATTACCCCAGTTAATAGATTTTTTTGGATAAGGAGCACCAATAACATCCTTATCTAATGCCAACAGAGCTAAAACATCTTGCGGATTGTAATGAATATCCGAGTCAATGAAAAGTAAGTGTGTGTAACCTGAGCGGAGAAACTCGTCTACCAAATAATTTCTTGCTCTGGTAATGAGTGATTCATTAAACAGAAATGAAAATTTGGTTTCTACACCGTATTGTGTCATAACTGTTTGTAAATCGAGGCAGGACTTTACATACAGTCCATGTGACATACCGCCATACATCGGCGTAGCAACAAATATTTTATTTTTCTTCAAATCATCAATCTTAACTTCAATTTCCATAATTCACCCATAAAATAAAAAGAGGAAGTAACACCTATATGTATTACTTCCTCGATGCTTTTTCTAGCCCAAATTAGGCAAAAGCATTGATACCTTGCATACGAAGATATTCTACACCAGCGGCGACAACTTTCTTAGTTGGCTTGCCTAGTTTGTAGTATTGAATCTTGCGGCCATCGGCGAGAGTTTTACGATTGGTATAAATCGCATATCCCTCTTTGCGGAGTTCATCGATACGGGCAGTCACATTATCGATTTTGAAGCGAGCACGAGCTTGTGCAACGGTCAAAGTGTTGTAGCCATCTTCTTTCGAAAGATAAGCAAGGATTTTTTCTTTTGCAGACATGTTAGAATAGTTAGGCATAACAAACTCCATAAATTGGTCTCACATTAAAAACGGTTGAGAGGAGACCGTTCTCTCAAGTTGACAATTATAAACTTACCTTCTTTGTTTGTCAACAGTTAGTCAGGTAAAAGATAAAAAAATAGCCCATCTTAACCGATGGGCTGAAATTGATTAGAAAGGTTGTTCTGGTTCAACAGGAGCTGAAACTTCCGGAGCAGGTGTTATTTCTTCAGGATTAACACCGGCATCAATTTTGCTATACAGATCGAGAAAACTTGCCTTAGTATCTTCATCAAAGCGATTTAGGCAGAGCGAAATTGATTTCATTTTATCACCGTGAATACCATAAGTATTTACGATATGCACCAAACGGCGAGTAGAAATCACTTCATCACAACCACCATCATCGAAAGTTCGGCGAATTGTATCAGCCCACAATACCAATTTATCAGAGAAATCGGCATCTTCACGACCAACAGATTGTAGTTCCTTTTCGATGATTTTCTTTTCGATTTTAACAGGAGGCCACTTCTGTTCGTAAGTGTTCAGAAAACGCTCAAGAAATGCTTCGTTCAGAACATTGGTGAACATATAACGACCGTCATCAGAACCTTTACCTTTAGTATTTGCGGTAGCAAAGATAGTGAACCCTTCAGCAGGAACAATCAGTTCACCTTTCTTTTTGAGCATGAAAGGTTTACCTTCTAGAACACGCTGAAGGCAAGATAGATTCTGAGCACCATAGTCAATCTCATCGATACACAGAACAGCACCTTGACGAGCAGCAGTGGTCACAGGACCATCACGCCATTCCATATTGCCATTAATCAGAACATAATTACCAAGAAGATCACCTTCATCGGTTTCAGGTGTCATCGAAATACAAATGAATTTTCGTTTTGCCTTTGCACAGGCTTGTTCGATGCTCATGGTTTTACCGTTACCAGAATGACCAGTAACGAAAACAGGGAAAAACTTTTTCGAAGAAACAATCGAAACAATATCCTCAAAATCACCAAAAGGAACATAGTTTTTGTATTGTTTAGGAATCAAATCAACGCTGTCCAAATCAGTTTGAACATTAACGATTTTGTTTGTGGATTTTTCCATGGCTTTGGTCATAGGAATAACTTGAGCCTGCATATTAACAGTATCAACAGTGGCAGCAGGAACTCGGTAAAGGCCACGGGAAACTTTGTTTGTTTCTTCTTTAGTAAACCATGAAGCACCAGAAATTCCCAAAGTTTCACACACTTGCTTAATCTCCGTTTTAGTCACTTGGGCTTTACCCAGACCTTGGAGAGCTTCTAGAAACTTTTGACGGGTCATTTCACGCTTAGTCATAATGTAAACTCCATATCAATGTTGTACAACAATTATATCAAAAAAACAGCCCTTTGTCAAGGGCTGTTGCCAATAAACAACATCAAGTTGCAATACCTTCAATGAATTTAGAAACAAGAATTCGATTGATTTGTTTGCTCTTATTATATTTCATGAAGGCATTTTTCAATTTAGCCGAAGTTATTTTACCTTCAATTTCAAGTTCCTCATCTTCAGCCAAAAGATCATCACCACCATTTATAAAGAAAAATGAATCAAATCCAGGGTTCTTAGAAAGAAGGTATTTTTCTTTTCTGAATTTTTTAGCTAATTCTTTCTTTATATCCCACATATCGGCATTGTAAGGCAAATGATTACCATTCTTATCACAGTATTTTGACATCAATACCCGACTAATGTTGGTTGGTGGAACAATAAAGAAACCAAAAATTTTAGAACCAGTCGTTTGTGAAAACCACTTCAAAAGAGATTGATTCAAATTAGTTTCAATTTTTGATTGAAACTTTATTTTTTTATCCTGCATAATCACGTTTTGTGAAGTAGTATTGTACCAACCAGTATACCCAGAATTTTCTTCATTGGGCTCTTTGTGATAGCGATTGATATCATCAGATTCACCGTCATGAACAATGACCAAATTTGTAATATCCAAGTTATTGGTTTTCTTGAATTTTTCCATAATAGGTTTCATTGCTATGATCGCCTCATTCATTGGTGTATTTGATAACGATTCACTTTGTGGCCGCATAATATACCGAGTGCCACGACCAGCATACGACATTTTCAGCAAAATCATATTCTTCAATGCTTTGTTAAACTCAGCATTTCCCATATTTGAGTTCAAGTATTCACGAAGAATAAGATCAGAGGAACCAAATTCATTTAGATTTTGACTAAAAGATTCTGGCTTTCTTACATCATAAGATTTTTCGTTATCAATATACCATGTGGCTGTGCAATTTGAAAACGCATAAACATGAAAAGGAATATTCACTTTACGGCAAAACAAAGATAAAACAAGAATTTGTTCAATCGAGCCGGCCATGTTTTGTGACATGGAACCAGAATAATCCAAAAGAAGAATCATGCCATGCGATTTGCCTTTTGGCACAATCGTAAGTTTACGGAAAATATTATCATCAAACTTGTAAAGAGACAATTTGGAAACATCAATATCACCAGTATCCGATTGTTTTGATTTGCTAAAAGCTTTTGCAGCCTTACGCATTTCAAACTCTTTCACCAAAAGGTTGATATACTTTTCGTTTTTGGTTTTGAAATCTTGAACAAATTTGTTTACATCATTTGCCGTGAACCGATTTATAGCAATCTGTGAAGCAAAACTATCCGATAGAAGTTGTTGTACTCGCTTTGCAGGAGTAACAATGACATCCAAATTCGGAGTTGGCATATTCAAATACAAGTAAGGTTTGCATTTTTCATCCAAAAGTTTATCTTCATTCTTGCGATACTGTTCATCTGTTTGGCATCCAGGTGAAAAATCATCGAAGCCATTATCAAAAGAATTTTGTGATTCTTTTCTAGATTCTAGATTTGATCCATTGGATTTTTCACCTTCAGAATTGAAATCATCTTGGGAGTTTTCAGAATTTTCCGGATTGGAGTTTTTATCACCACCTTCAGAAGTTGAATCTGGTTCACCATCGGTTTCATCTTCTTCAGATTCAATATCATCGAAATCAAATTCTTCTTCACCATCATAAGAGCCGTTGGAATTGGAAAAATCTTGAATCGTTTCCAGTTGGTATTGCTCTTCTTTAGAATATTGGTAAATTTTATCGGCTAGTTTTACTACATCTTCCCAAGTTTCTAGAGCTTGTACTTCTTGAACCATCAATTGCTCTTCATCGGTAAAACCGATATCTAAAGAGTATTGGCTCTTGGTGTACAAATTCAATCGATCAATAAAGGAAAGGCTGTCAATGTTTTGATCTTTAATGCCAAAGAAATCACGCTCAAATAGGTCATTGAAAGCTTTGCGGAAAGAAAGCCGAAGACCGGGGTATTTACGAATTACTTTTTTCTCGATTCGAGCATCTTCGAGAACATTTAGGAATGATTTGTATCCTTTGCCTTTAGACTTGTCGGTAGCAACATCATGCCAACCTTCCGCAGGAGTGTACAAAGCATGGCCAACTTCATGACCGGTCAAAAGGTCATAAAGGTGGCCAGACATATTTTGCCAAATTGGCAAGTAGAGAACACGGTTTTTTGTATCGAACATAGCAGTTCGAATTTTTTGGTGTTCGACCGTAAGGTTCTCAGTTGCCATAAGTTTAGCAAGCTGAGACTTTTGTTCAACAGTAAAAGTTGTCATATCGTTAACCTTTGTCAGTATAGGTTAATGGTAACACAAAAGTGGAGGTTTGTCAACCTGTTGCGGTATTTGCAACAGTTATCACTTTGATAAGGGTGGAGCGGTTCAGAGGAGTTAAACCTCTCTACCTTCGGGGGAAGGCTGTCTCGGACTCACCGCACTAGAAAAGATTATATCAGATTATCGACCCACTTGAGGCAAATATTTATCTTTTGTTTCTTGCCAGGTTAAGACGGCAAGATCATCATAAAAAAGGTTTTCGGTAGATATTCTACCTTTCTTTGCCAATTGTTTGATTCTCGGTTTGGCATGTTTTTGTTTCCAAACATTGGTAAGATTCTCGACACTTGTATCAAATAATTTTACCATGTTACTGCCATCATTTTCGCCACGAAGAAATTCACAAGTCTTATCATACAATGGCGAAAAATAAATTCCTCTTGCATGTTCGGAACGAATCAATTCTTTTGGTACAGAAAGTTTGTTGTATGCAAAAGACAGCGATCTGTTTTTATGGTCACGTTTATGTGGTTGACCAGATGGTTTCTTTGCAACATACCACTCAAAATATTTTCTGGTGTGATTTGTTTTTAACCACTCACGAATCATGTAACGTGTTTCTGCCAGAGGTTCAAATGAAACTGAGCCTGAAGTAAAACCCATTGGCTGCCAAAAATCTAGATTATCGTATTGAGACAGACCACCGGCCTTTGTTTTACCATACAAAGAAGTCGTGGTTATACCAACAAGTTTATCACCATATAAGTTTTCCCATAATTCTTGAATTGGTGTTGACAAGCAAAGAAGTGCTAACAATTTACCACCAACATAATTAAAACCGAGAGGTTGTAGTGGAACAATTGTTGAACCAATGGCTGTATGATTAATCATACCACCCTGAGTTTTCTTTTCTCTTTCCCAGCCAATAAAGTTATCTCTTGGTGTTAAATCAAGAAAGTCTGAACTGATGCAAGTAACACCAAGATACTTTTTAGTTACTTTATCACGTACAACAAAATTTAAGTTACGACCAATATTAGAATTGTTTTTCATCGTTGAAGAAAATGTACGTATACAATTCCACAACTCAGGTAAATCATCTTCTTTATTTGTATATAGGAGTTCTGGCTCAATGTTTAAGTAATCATCAACATCGTTTTGTACCCAAAAGTTGCTCTTGATTTCATCAATAGCCTTCTGTTGATTCGGGTCGGAGATGACTCGTTTCTCTCCTTCCCACAAATCATTGACCACAATAGATGGATATCTATCTTGCACTTCACACCATTTCTGGAACAAAGTATACTCTTTAACATCCATTTGTGAAACATAGGACAAATCACGAATGACCCTCTCCCGAAGATCACTCTCATCAATGTTCTCATACACAATGCCGGAATCTCTCCATTTATCCCATTGTGTTTCTACATCATCTTTTGGATCAAATCGATAACTCATTATTTTTCACAGCTCTCTTTATCTTTTTAAGCATCTTTTGTTGTTTTTGCTTTGCCATTTTAATTGCTAATGAACCTGCATGTTCAACAAATCTGATACCGTTCATGTGATCTAATTCATGTAAGAAACATCTGGCAGTTAGACCACTCAGTGTAGTAGTTTTTGTTTCACCATTTTGATTGATAAACTCTACTTCAATCCAACTAGGCCTGCTTATTTTAAGAAATAAACCTGGGTAAGAGAGGCAACCTTCAGGTTCTTTTTTCAAATCATCCGACATATTGATTACCTTTGGATTAATAAAGGCAAGTTCCATGTCCTCATAACCAATAACAAAAACTCTTTTCATTATGCCGCATTGATTAGCGGATAAACCAAGGCCTTTATACTTCTGTCGAGTTAAATGAAGTTGTTTAATCAACTTGTTCATTGCTGGTGAAGGTAATGGGTCTGTATACTCAGGCATTACCATTCTTAACATTGGAGAATTGTCATCGTATACTGGTAAAGGTTCAATTACTTCTGTTTTTCCCAAGTTGACGGATGTATCAATCTTTAAAATATCATCACTCATAGCACATAATCCTCCGCAGAATCTTCTGCTGATTGTAGTTTAGTAAATTTGGATGTATAGTGTACTCCAAAAACATCTTTAAATGAAACTACGAATTTCTTTTCTTCTTCGTTCACATAGACCTTGGCAGTCCTTTCGCCATTCTCACTCATATATTCACTTATCAATTTCATCTCATCACCTTTGAGAAGTTTTTTTCTTTTGCAAAACGAATAGCTGTGATAAATTTATCTTGTAAGATATCACCTTTGTGGCTGATAACAAACAAATTTACACCCTCTAGCATGTGAAGAATCTTCATCAACTCTTCTGTGCCACCAACATCTAAACTAGAATCAAATGTTTCATCAAGTATCAACAAATTTGTATTTGCGGAATTCTTTAACTTAGCCACAGCACGCCAAGTCAACATCAATGCCATATCAATTCTTTGTTTTTCACCTTCTGAAAAATTGTGATAACTAAAATCGTCACGATGGCGAGACTTGATAGTTTCTTTAAAAGATTCATCTAAATTAAAGTTCACAAAAAAGTTTAACGACGATAGGTATTTGTTTACCAATTTATTGATAATTGGCAAATACTGTTTAATAATTTTAGTTTTAATACCAGTATCTTTGAGTAACAAAGATGCAGCATCATAGTATGTTTTATCAGTAAGTAACTGCCTTAATTCAGATTGCGTTTCTTTAATTTCATTTTGTAGATTTACAAGTTCACTCTGGTCTACACTGTCATTATTTGTTTGTAAATTTTTGATTTCTTTTTCAAGGCGAATGATGTTTTCGTTATAGCCTTTTATAAGTGTTTGTGTTGTGGCCAATTCAATACGAACATTCGATCTTTCTTTTTCATCATTACGAACAACCTTCAGTATTGATTCATGTGCCGTTATCTTAGCTTGTAATTCTTTGAGAGCCTCATTGAGTTCATGCTCTTTCGATGAGAGTTCAGAGCATAGTGTTTCTTTAAACTCCACGGTAATGGCTTGCCTACAAGTTGGACAATCAGCATTGTGTTCATAGAACTGTGTATCATTTCGAACTTTGGATATCTTGCTTTCAATCTGAGACTCAACTTTCTTGTACGAAGCAATCTTGTTCTCAATCTCAGGCGCTTTTGCAACAGTGTCATCCAAACTGGACAGTCGTTCGACCAATATGTCAATCTCGTCAGATAATGTGCCAATGGTTTCTCTATTACTCTGTATCTCACCATCATACTCTTTTACCTTCTCTTCGTTATTCTGATTGAGTTTATCTAGATGTTCTTTCTTCAGATCATATTTCTGTTTAAGTAGTTCAATCTCATTTTTCTTTTGAACCATTTCATCTTTGTTTGATGATAGTTTACTCTTTACCAAACTATTCATTACTGAGAAGATTTGAATGTCTAACAAATCTTCAATAATGGCTCGACGGTCAGCAGCAGATAACTGCATGAAAGGAGTAAAAGATGCTGAACCAAGAATTACAATCTGTGTAAAAGACTTGTAGTTTAGCTTGAGAATAAACTTTTCTAAGTATTCTTGATAGTCTCTAGAAGCTGCATCTTGATTTAACAGTTCGCCATTCTGATAGATTTCAAATACACTTGGTTTTATACCACGAATTATCTTGAATGACTTATTACCAACATCAAACTCCACTTCTACAACACATTCTTTACCGTTAATTGAATTTACAAGCTGAGGTTTATTGATATTGCGAAACGCTTTACCAAATAAACCAAAGCACAAAGCGTCTAGCATTGTGCTTTTACCTGAGCCATTTTCTCCAACAATAAGTGTGTTTGTGTTGGCGTTTAACTTAACCTCTGTAAACGTATTGCCTGTGCTTAAGAGATTTCGCCATCTTACATTACGAAAAACAATCATTATTTAAATTTAGGTCCAGTAATCCAGACAACAAGAGACTTTCTACGGCCTTTTGTCACCGGAGCAACTCTGTGTATGGCATAAGAAGGAAAGAAAATCATTCGACCACGGGTCAAATCAACAGTTTCAGCATTAGATTCTTGGCCAGAATTTATTTGAAATTCTCCACCCTCGAAGTCTACACCAGGCTCGTTTAACAACAGCGACATGGATAACTTTCTAGTTTCATCCATATTTTCTGGCATGTTTTTGCCATTAATCATATCTTGATGAAAATCGTATTTACCTAATTCATCACCTTCATATTCAGTGTACTGAAAAGATTCATATCCGTTTAGATTGTAATTAAAGAATCTTTCATTGATACTCTCGATGACCCAATTAATTCTTTCAAAAATCCAAGCAGTGTTTTCACCATAATTATAAAACTTTACATTTGAAACACGAACATCTTCATTGACCAATTGTTTAGTGTGTTCACCTACTGTTGTACCCCTTTCAACACCGTTTGAGGTAAAAAACTGGCACATTTTGTCCAATTCTTCTTTTGTAAAAGCATTATCCCAATAACACCAAGTGTAAGTAATTCTACGTCTTTCATCAGGATTATTATAGATTGTCTTGTACATCATTCTACCTTTTCTAGCGTGAGAGATTCCACATAAAGTTCTCTCATTAAATTCTTGAGTTTATCCGATTCAACTTGCAACTGCAAATTGTCAATATATTTGGACAAGATTGTCATTGTATCTTCAGCTTGGTCAACAATGTCTTTATCATCATCAGCAATTACTTCGGTAAAATCTTCGACGATTGAAACATCACAAGCGCCTGCTTTATAAATCTTATCTATAACAATATCAAATAAAAAAGGATTCATCTTCTCTATCACTATGACTTTAACGTAACAACCTTCATAGATAGAATAATCGAATGATTTATAATTTTCAGAAAAATGTTCTAAACCATCTTTGTAGTTTAGTTTGTAAAACATTCGATTTTTGTTTTCAACGAATTCTAGTGATCTTGTTTCAGTATCAAAGATATGAAATCCTTTTGGATCATTATAATCTGCCCATGTCATTTCGTATGGCGTACCAACATAGGTAATATTATCTGATGAAGATTTATGGTGAAAGTGTCCACTTAACACCACATCATACTTTGATAATGCTTTCCTGTCAAGGCCACCTTGATGAACATTGCCTCGATCCATTTCAAAACCATCTATCTCAAAATGACCAAAACAAATTTGTGATTTACTGTTTTTTATTTTTTCAAAAATTTCATTCTCATTATCTGGACAAATCCAAGGAACAATATCAATAGAAACACCATCAAATTCTAATGTATCAAAATCATCATAGTATTCGAGATTTTCATACTCGTTCAACAACAAGCCTGTTGAATTTACCTCAAGTGTGTTTTTAAATGCTATGTCATGATTACCAAGAAGTGTGTGTACTTTAATACCTAAAGTCTGGCATCGGTCAAAAAAGTATTGACGGCATAGATGTAGTGTATTGAAATTGATAAACTTTCGGCGATCAAACAAATCGCCTAGTTGTACCACACAGTTGATATCATTTTCGATAAGGTATGGAAAAAATACTTCATCATAAAACTTTTGGAAGTATTTGTGAAATTCTAAAGAATCACCTCGAGCTCCAAAATGGGTGTCTCCGAGAACACATAATTTCATAATATTTTATTGCCTTTTTTCATATTTCATCAATAAATTTTTCTAGACCTTTTGTTTTGTTTTCTTTTTTCTTACGTTTGTTTTCCTCGAACGTCTGAATAAACTCCGATATGTTATCATAGAGTTGAAATTGTTTTTGGTGTCCATCGGCATCTTCAAACATTTCGAACTCATCTAGAATACCAATTTGTTCAGTTGCCTTATACTTTACATATAATTGTTTTTTCTCTTTTTGAATTCGACGTAAGAAAGCATAATATATGATTTGAGTAAAATATGCAAATGGATTGTTACTCTTTACCGGGTCAAAGTTACGAAAATACATTAAACAATTTTCTATACCATCGGCAATCATCTCATCACGGAAAGAATAAGAAATGAAGTTTGGTTTTCTTGATAAGTGTTCCGCAATTTTCAAGAAACATTCACCTAGATAATTCGGTATAGGCGGATCGTTTTTCTTTTCTTTTTTGGCAATGTCACATTGTTTTTGGTATTCAATCAACGCTGCCAAAAAATCCGAGTTGTTGATATAGTGTTTTGTTTTTTTAGTGGTCATAGGTCTTTTTCAAATAACTTTGCCATTGCTGTTCTTCTATCATATTTGTAATCAGGATATGGTCCATTTTTATCGACATAGTGCATGAATACTTGACCCATTCTATATTCAGGAGGTCCTTCACACACCTCTCGCCAATGTTCCAAATCACAACCACGGTACACTACTGCATCGCCTTTGTCAAGCTTATATTCGGCATCTTTCATCCAAATAGGCCAATTATATTCTCCTGTATCACCAAGCTTCAATGTACAGGAGATTTCACATGATGGCCTATCAGTATGTTTTTTAAGCTCGTTACCTGGTTTGTATAGTCGAGTGTAAGTATAGGTAGGATACAACTCTAGGCCCGTAACTTCTTCCATTCTTGGCCGCATATGCTTCATTAAAGAATCAAAAGCCATATCACCATGTCGGGAACCATAAGAACCGGGAACTTGTTCATCTCCCTGTATTGCTACTTTACTTTGTCCTGATAATACAATAGCATGTGTAGAAAACCTTAGATACTCAAAAAGGTAATCTGCTACAGCAGGATCAATAAAATTTTTGACGAACACATATCCTTGTTCTTGGAAAATATCTTTATGTTTCATTCTTTACCTATAAATTTGCTTGACTTTGCTCTTGACAACATCTATGATGGCGGTGTCCCGTTTAATGACAACTCTTCCTTAACCTTATCCAATAACCTTAAAACCCTTTTCCTGTATTCAAACCCCAACATTGAAGCCTTTTTACCAACATTGTATGGTGGTATTTTATTTAGCGAGTAGTATTGGTCTGAGGTAAGATCAATCAATTTTTGATTTAGGTCAATCACCCACCAATGCCAAATACCTTCTTCATCCAATCCATGGTACAGTTTTAAATTCTTAGTACCAAATATTTTCTGTAAGCAGGCTGATGCCGTGTGACAATGACCAAATGTTGGGTTGGTTTTGTTTCTTTCAATCCATTTTTTAGGAAGTAAATCTGGCGTCAGGTGTTTCATAATTATACCCGATACCAGATTTAAGTTCTTTTCATTATACTCCATCAAACATTACCATAGATATTATTTTTGAGATAAGTGTAACCTTTGATAAGTTCTTCAACACCATTATCAATGGTATAATAAGGCATCCAACCAGTTGCTTCTAATTTTGCATTAGATACAATGTAGTTTCTTTGATCTGGATCCTTTTTGATATCGCCTTCTACAATCGTAAAGTTTGGTAGTTGTTTCTTAATTATTTCACATAACTCCAACTTAGAAACATTCGCAGACGAAAGACCAACATTGTATACGTTACCTTTCATTTCTTCAAACTGGTAGATAGCATGTAGAAATGCCTCACAAACGTCACGAACATGAATATAATTTCGTTTAAAGTGTCCTTCAAAGATAACGACATAACCATCATTAACAGCACGGTAAGTTAAATCGTTTACTAACAAATCAGTACGCATACGTGGTGACATACCAAATACAGTAGCCAATCTATAACTGATGGAGTTTTCCCGTTCCATCAAAACTTTTTCAACAGCGACCTTATCAACCGCATATTTTGAAATTGGTCGTAACGGAGATTCTTCTGTACAGAAATTGTTTTCGTCACCTGTACCATATGCCGAATTTGTAGTAGGCATAATGATGCGTTGTTCTTTTGAAATATTATTTAGCATCCAAAATACAGCATCTTTGTTTGTTGTATCTGCACCAACAACATCTTTATTACAAAGTGGTGCACCAACCAAGGCAGCCAAAGGAATAATAATGTCTGCTTCTTTTAGTAATGGTGCCATGTGTAAAGGATTACGAATATCTCCATTTACAATCGTCAAGTCTTTATTTTCACACAAATGATTTAGACCCGTTTGGCGAAACATAAAGTTGTCAATAACGGTAACTCTATAACCTACTTGTAGTAGATATTCCACCAAAATACAACCAATGTAACCAGCTCCACCAGTTACTAGAACTCTCAAATTTCCCATACTATACTCCGTTTAAAATGTTTACGATTTCATCCACTTCTTGTTTTTCCATTGTTGGAAAATTACCAATGTACAGACCATAAAAGTGAACATGTTCGGTATTTGGAAAATCTTTTAGATCGACATTCACAACATCTTTTAAATAAGGTTGTCTTAATTGATTTCCACCACCAGCAGAACCTCTTCTAAATTCAACTCCACTTTCACGTAGTTTTGTTGACAATCTATTCATAAAATCATCATCTTTATTTTTCAAAACGATGTTGAAGGCATAATTACTTTGACCTTCTAAATTAAACTCTGTGAAATAGTTATCGTTGAGTTTACTTAGCAACCTATGGTTATTGTAGTTTCTAACTTTAACATTTTCATCCAACCTTGGCAACTGCTTTCGACCAAGTATTCCACCAAGTTCATTGTTTCTCATGTTGTATGCTGCATAAGAAAATATAAAATCTGGATTTAAATCAAAATTGTTTTCAATATAGTTTTGTTTTAGTTCTTGGCTATCACACTCACGAACCATACCATGTGACCTCAACATTCTAAGTGTATGGTAAAGATTCTTGTCATTGGTGCTAATCATGCCACCTTCAATCGTAGTCATATGGTGAGCATAGTAGAAAGAAAAGTTGGACATCCAACCAATACTTCCACATTTTTTACCTTTGTACGTAGCACCATGAGATTCACATACATCTTCAATTAAAGGTATATTTCTTTTTTCTAATTCGTATATAAGTTTATCTGTGATTGCATTATACCCTTGAATGTGGGAAAGAAAAACTGCTTTTGTTTGTGGAGTAATTGCAGCGATAATTTTATCTGTGTTCATACCTAAAGTATTCAGATCAATATCTACAAACACAGGTTTGAAACCACATTGAATCACTGAAGCAACATCGGATATCCATGTTAAAGGCGGAACAATGACCTCGCCTCCATATGGGTGCATAATTTTAAGTGCAGTCATTGAAAGTAAATTTGCTGATGCACCAGAATTTACAAATACGGAATACTTCACACCCAACCACTCAGACCATTCTTCTTCAAACTTCCTGCAATTTGGCCCATTTGTTAAAATAGGATCATCTTGTTTTAGATGCTCAATCATGGCATCTAAATCTTCTCTAAGAATATTGTTACGCATCAAAGGATATTTCATAACGACCTCAATCTGAAAAATGAATTATGTGACTTCCATCTTTATCGAATTTAAATGGAACCCAAACTTTTATTTCGTCTAGCTGTTCTTTAAATTCTTTTTGCCTATTTGGCGGAACCAAAAATAAGAAAAAACCACCGCCGCCAGCACCCATTAGTTTTCCACCAAGAGAGCCAAGGCTAATTGCTTTGTTGTATATCTTATCTATCCACTTGTCAGTAACACTATCTGATAAGTTTCTTTTTAATCTCCAACCAGCATCTAACAAATTACCAATCTTGTTCATTCCATTACCTGCCATTAAAGCTTCAAGAGCATGTTCGGTTAGTTCTGACATAGACTTCAAATAAAAATCGGTATTTTTTTGTTTGATGTTTTCAACCTGTTTTTTAGATTGCACTTCAGCATATCTACTTAATCCTGAAAACCCTAACATGATATGTGATTCTAATTCTTTCATATAGTTAGGAGATAGAAATAAAGGATAAGAATTCCAATTTCTTCCTGGACCCATTTCAATCAATCTTATACCACCATGAGCCGCCATAATTTGATCTTGAATACCAACATTTTCGCCGATCATTTCTTGCTCAATATAAATCGCCTGTCTCGATAACTCTTCTAGAGAAACATACTTACCTTTAAAGTTATACAAAGCATTTAAAAGACCCACAGTAAAAGATGAACTTGAACCTATCCCCGATCTTGCTGGTAAATCTCCATCATAAGATATAACCACACCTTCTTTTATGTCCATATATTGAAGGCATGCTCGTACAGAAGGGTGTTCAATTTCTTCAACGGAATTTACTCGTTCAACTTTCGAATATGATACTGAAATCTTATGCTCAAAAAATGGTGGCAATTCTTTGACATGAACATAACTATAGTTTGCCATTGAAGCTGAAATTACTTTGCAAGGATTGTTTTCAAACCAAGCGGGGTAATCCGTGCCTCCTCCAAATAAAGAAAGTCTATAAGGCGTCTTAGAAAAAGACATATTCATCGAATTATCCTTTTAGCAAATTCAACAATCTTTTCTTTCGAAGGTGGCAGATTATCAACTTCTGGATAAAAACCTGCGGTGCGATCATCTAAACCCATAACATAAACTGTAGCATTTGTTTTTTGTATCAGATCAAAGGCAAGAGATTTAGCAACACCATTTACGTAATCATCATCAAGAACTATACCTTTTTGAGCTCTGCGTAAAGAAACAACAGACTCATCACTAGGTTCAAAAGGTTTTATTTGCACTATATGGTGAACTGCAACTCTGTAACCTTCTTTCAATAATTGTTTTGCAGCTTCTTGTGCAGCAAATCGAGTAATAGAAGTTGGAAATAAAACAATATCTGGAAAAGAATCATTAATATCTTCTAGTTCTTCTGTATTGTTGTAAGCGCCTCGGTGTTCTGAAACATAAAAGACTTCATCACTTTCCATAAAATCTTTATAAACTTTTTTATATTCACCTGGTGTCATTGGTGAAACGATTCGAACACCGGGCATTCTATAATATAAAGCGTGGTGAGAAGAACCGGCAACTGGACCAATGCCACCTTCCATAGCAATTGAACGAACAAACATTGGACATGGCACACCCCAAATCTCTTTAGACTTGGCAGCATAGTTGATAATTATTGGTGCATTAAACCAATTGAATCCTTGATAACGAATGATATACATTGGCCTTCTTCCTGCCAATGCTGCGCCAACAGCAAAACCTCCACCCGCTACATCAGCCATAGAAACTTCTACCATACCATCTTCTTCATATAGTTCTGGTAGTGTACCACCAACCCAACCAACAGCTGTTAGGCACTGGCCCATAGCCAAACCATTTTCTTCCTTTAAATGGTGTCTAACAGTTTCTTTAATTACATCTCTTAGCGTTGCAGACATTTTGACCAAATCTCCTTCACATGTTCTTGAGCTTCAAGATTAATATCATTGCCAAACATCTCAGTAAAAACTTTATGTCGATCAAACACATTGGGGTCATCGATACCCGCACCAGCATGCCAGAATAATCTAATTGTGTTTATGTTTAATAATAAAGGTTTTTCTGTACTACATTGTTGTATAACATTCCACATAGATTCTGGGTCATCTTCAACATTAAAACCATCCATATTCATGGCTTTGGCAACATCATGCATTTCCCAATTACGACGAACCTTTTTCTCGGTTAGAATCGAATAATTGTTATCTTCTACAATATACCAAATAGGTAAGTTTTTAGTTGATGCCCAACCAATTGATGTTACAAAATAATCTTCTTCAGCTGCAGCGTCACCAGTAAAACATAACGTAAACTTTTTATTGGCATAACACATACCTGTAGCAATTGGTCCGTGTGAACCCATTAAACCATCGTGACCATAGATGTTTTTTTCTTTTGATTGTATAGATGCAGAACCACCCATACCGTTAGCACATCCTCTTTTGTCTCCCAATAGTTCGAGAACTAATTGTTCGACATCACCACCAAAAGAAAGGTAAGTAGAATGTCCTCGATGCTGAATAAAAATTTGTTTTTCTATGTCTTTAAGTAATACGGCCAAAGTTGCGGAAATATATTCTTGACCGGCAGAAAGATAAACAGGTATTCGAACATTTTTGTTCTCAACCTGTCTGTAGACTTCTTCTTCGAAAGCACGGCATAAAGCCGCTTTCTTGTATATTTCAAGCAGTGTTTGTTTGTCCATCTTTCACCATATCGATAGCAGTTTTCAACCAAATTCCCATATGATCGTAGTGTGGTGATGATACGATATTGCCATCAACAACCACTGGATCTCTAGAGTATATAGCGCCAGCGTTTTCAACATCATCTTGCATAGCATAATAGGCGCTAATGTTTTTTCCCTTTACGATCTTCGCAGAAATTAATAGCTGGGCGCCAGAACATGTGCTTGCAATTACTTTACCTGTTTTATGCCATGCTGAAATAAAATCTATAACATGTTTCTCTTGTCTAATTTTTTCCATTGCTTTTACACCACCAGGAATAACTAGAAGGTCAAATCTGCTTATCATTTCTTTAGAAAAAATTGGATCAGTAAGATCATCAGTCACAGCATTAGATAACATATTAGTACCTAAAATACCATAAATTTTTCCAATTTGGTGTGCCATCAAGGTAACATCACCTTCTTCTTTCAAACGATAAAAAGGATAAACAACCTCATGGTCTTGAAACTTATCATAAGTAATAATCAATGATTTCATTTTAATCTCCAAGTAATTTTCTTTTCAACTTAACTTTTTTGGTACTATCAAGTTCATCTACGGCTTTTTGGCCAAATTTTGTTTTCATCAAACCAAGGTATTTGTCGCTCGAGTGATATGTGTCCCAGGCTTTGTCTCTAAATGCCAAAATCTCAGCAGCACTTAGGTGAGCGTTAGAAAGATTCAAGGTATCATAAGAGTGTTGACTATAACCAGAATAGGTTGTAGGCAAATCTAAACCAAGAATACGAGCTTGATTATGAAGAGGACTACCTGGGTATGCCATAGCAGAATAGAAGTTAGCCATTTCTGTTGGATTTTCCAATGCAAAGTCTAATGTTGCTTGCATTGATTCATGTGTATCATAAGGAAGTCCAAAGATATAATTACCACCTACATTAATTCCTGCATCACGAATCATATTGATTAAATCTAAAACCTTGACTTCTTGAAATCCTTCTTTATGAATTTCTTTCCTCAATTCATTATTTGGATTTTCAATACCTAATCCTAACCATTTTACACCAGCTTTGGCAAGTTTATCAAGATACTTAGGCTTACAGGTATCAACTCTTGAATATGCCCAGATATTAAAATCATAACCTCGTTCTATAATCAAATCGCAAATGGCTTCAAAATGCCTAGGATTCAAAACAAAAAGTTCGTCAGCAATTTTAATGTTTCGAACACCTTGTCGGGCTATCTCATCGAACTGTTTGATGATGAACTCTGGTGACCACCAACGGAAAACATTACTATCGGCACTTGCAACATCTGTACCCTGTTTAGTTCGGTTGATGATATTAATCATACAGAACGAACATTTGTATGGACAACCAAGACTTGTATAAAGTGCAGCAAAAGGTTGTTTCTCAGTATTATTTGACCATGAGTGCCAACCTGCTGTTCTATATTCACTAAGAGGTCTTAATAAGTCCCATGCCATACCAGGCAGGTCATGCTCAAGCATATCTTTAGGAACAATAGGTGAAGATTCATTCATAATGATATTACCATCATTATCTCTAAAGACTAAACCTTTTACTTTCTTTAGTGATTGTTCTTCTAGATTTGGTAACGACAGAAGAGAATGAAGTGTATACACACCTTCGTTTTGACAAACAGCATCGATGAATGTTTCTTGTTTCATCGTTTCAATAGGCAATGCAGCAACATGACCACCAACAAACACAACGAATGTATTTGGTTGTAGATTTTTTAATTCTCTTGCTGTTGCAGTGGCACCTTCCATGTTTTGGGAAGATGCAGATGGTTGTTGGCCATATACAACAAAACAAACAACTTTGGCTTTATATTCAGTGATTCTTCTGGCAGCAGATAGGTAATCTAGGCCTTCAACTTCAGCATCAAGAATCTCTGGTCTAAACCCTTTTGCTCTCACACTATTTGCCAACATGGCTGCCCAGATTGGAGGTTCTATAGCGGAGTTATTCTTAGCAAGGCCTTGATAAATTTTTTCAGAAGCGTTAGGATGTACAAATAATATATCAATCATTTTCAACTCACTTAGTAACGTGTATTACGGTTGTGTCCTTTTCTACATCAAAAGAATTAAGTAATCTATTTAATGTTTTGCCGTCTATGACATCTCCTGGCCAAACTACCTTTTGATTTTTTTCGGTAATTACACCACCACTTGTTATGACAAACAATTCAGACTCATCTTTATTTAGCAATAATTCTTTATTGGATGTTTTTAAATGTCTTACCGAACAACCATTTATAAACATTAATTTTGGATTTTCTGAAGCCTCTTCAATCCAAAAACAAGATTCATCTTTTGGTAAATGGTAATTTTGTCCTTCGTATTCTTTACCTGCTCGACCATAAGCATCGTCTAAGCGAACAAGATCGTGTTTATCTTCAGGCGTTTCAATCTCAAATATAAAAGAATCTGTTACAGCTCTTGTTGAATGAAACCTTGATCTAAAAATGTGTATCTTATCTAAACCTTCTAGATCAACAGAATTTCTGAGAAAAGAAAGTTTTGCTTTACCTTTTAATACAACAAATCCAGTGTTCTTATTTGGATGGCAATGCATCGAAGTTTCTTTGTCTTGTTCAATATGAAGATACCATATAGCAACTTCATTATTTCTATAACAAAGGTATTCTTTACCCCAAGGTTTCTTTACAACTATATCATCATAATTCATCAATGCACCCTATTATTCCTTTTCTCTCTCATTAAGTTCATAAGTTCTTCTTCATCTATGTCATCTTCTTCAGCTTCTTCCATTGAACTAAACAAAGCACCTTTCAAAGATTGTTCGCCAATCTCAGACATAACTTCATCTGTTATAAGTTGACTATAATACTCTATCAAATCTTCTTTAGGATCAAAAACAGTTAGAATGTCAGAATCATATATGGTAGCTGAATTTTCTTTAATCAATTCTATTGGAAGCCAAGGCATCATAAACATGACTGTTCTTCCTGATGGTATTCTTTTAAATACTATGTGCATAGGATTGTTTAATAACACTGAAGAGTTTTCTTCATCTTGTTTACAATCTGCAATGATATCTTCACCGGTTTGTAGTCGAACGATTTTAATGTTTTCGAATTCAGGCATTTTTAAGCTCGATGTTGTAGAATTTATAGTTAAACTTTTCTTCATCGTATATTTTTACTCGTTCAATAAAATGATTTAATGTGTAATTCACAAACTTACCTATTCTAAAGTCATCGGCAATGTCAAACAAAACCGCTTCTTCTTTATTGTTGCCTATTCTTAGTCCACGGCCTATCGACTGTAAATTCCTAACCCTGGACTTCGAAGGACTGGCGAAGATAATATTATGTAGGTTGCGAATATTGACACCAGTAGAGAAAGTGCCATAAGAAGCAACGATGATAGCGTTGTTTTCTTTTTCAGTAATCGACCTAACCGATTCACGTATCTCAACATCTGTTCCTCCGTAAACAAAAAATACTTTTCTATTGTCACACTTTGAAGAAATCATTTCATGTAACATTTTACCATGTTTTTCCACAAACTGGAAAAGAACTAGTGTATTACCTTCTAGAGATATGGCAAGATTTTTTATGAATTCATTTCTAGCATTATTTTTTACTATGTACTCCATTTCTTGGTTGTAATCCCAAGTTTTGGCTTGTTTACAGATTTCATCAGGATATTTCAGTAACAAACATTTTATTCTAAAACTGGCTAACTGACCTTTTTCGATTAACTCGGATGTAGTTGTTGCTTTGTAAACTGGACCAAAAAGGCCTTCTAACACCAATCTATGAGTTTGAGTTCCGTCTAATGTGCCTGTTGTACCAATTCTATAACTAGCCGTTGTACAATTTGAAAGTATTGTTGTTAATGACTTTGCTTTGAACTGGTGAGCCTCATCACCTAATACAAAATCATATTGTTCAAAATATTCTGAATCATTTTTATAAATTGATTGCCATGTGGTAATCGTTAAGAATTTTTTCGTGGTCTTGTCCTTACCAGCATACTGACGATGACAAAAAGAATCAGAATCGTACCCATAGTCTTGAAAATCCTTATACATTTGTTCCACAAGTGAAGTTGTTGGAACGATTAATAAACCTTTTTTAAAATCTGAAGCCTGTAAATATCTTATGATCGTATATAATATTAAAGATTTTCCCGATGCAGTAGGTGAAAGTAACAACAACCTCTTGTTTCTTACCGCTTGCACAAAAGATTTTAATTGGTAATCACGAACTTCAAAAGGAATATTTAAAGTTTGAATAAACTCTTTTGCTTCTATCAGAGAGAAGTTTTCTGTAGAATTTAATTGAGAATCAATATAGAGATTATATTTTCTCTCATCACAAAACTTTTGAATGTACGGTAAAAGACCGCCGTAAATATTATATGTTCTTAAATCGGCGAGGCGAATCTTTCCATCCCAGAGCCTATTTTTATAGGCTGGAATGAATTGATACCCTGGGACATAGAAAGTAAAGTAGTCACTTAGCTCTTGTGCTAAGTTTTTTTCACATTCGAAACGGATGTAAACTTCATCCTTTTTATATAATTTTAAATCATGCACCCTGTATAAATCTTTCCCATGATATAAAGTCCCTTAATTGGAATGTCCTACTATTTAGCTCTTTTAAAATACTGGTGCAAAGATCAACAATCTCATCATGCATAGCTTTGTTTGCTAGATAACGGTTCATATCTTCATCACTTTCCATATAGAGAGATATATCAGACTTGAGTAAAAGGGAAAATGGTTCCCAACCGTATTTCTTCAATGTCTCATCATCTAGTTTACCAGTATAATATTCCCATTTGAGTTTCTTCATTTTATTATACTTAAATTCGGATTCTTTGGCAAGCAACCTGTGCTTTGAAAGAATGTTCAAATACTTACTATGAAGTTTGGGAATATCTAATAAGGCTTTTCCAGGTTCTGTTCGATCTATATCAGAATCTTTACGCCACATTTCAAGCAGTTCTTCAATTTGTTTCATGTTATAACACCTCCTGATATAATTTTATACCATTGAGGTTAAAATGTCAAGTTATTTTTTCAACATCGTAATAAGTATACCTAAATGTGGCATCTGCTGTGATAGGGCTGTTTGAATCATCTAAGGCATTCATTATGAAGGAAGATATTGAAACTGGGAAAACATCGTGAAATCTAAAGACTAGATTTGGTTTAAATGCCGAGGATAGTAGAGTTACTGTGGCATCAGAAAATTGTGGAAATTTACTTACTTGATTTGTAGAATACTTATTAAGTCTAGGCAAATCTTTATACTCTTTGTATTCTGTTGGGAAAGTCATCGCTCGAATCCAATCATGTATTTCTTTCCATGATTGTAAATCTTCATCAACGATAAAAGTTACCGTAAATAAATCATAGATCGCTTTCTCACCAGGAGAATACATCTCAACAAATGGAGTAGCAACCGGTATTTCAGAAAGAGATATACCAGGAACACTCAAGTTTTGTACAAAGAATTGGGTGTTAGGTAAACGTGAAAAATTCAACTGAAATTTATTCGGTTGAAGAAAACTGGTGTTTTTAGGGTTTCTATTAATTGCTGTCATACGGTTATTTATAATATAAAAAAAGAGGCACCCGAAGGTGCCTCTTTAAGTCTCCACTCTTAACGGTGGGTACATCTTTTAAAAGATTACATCAAGTTGCTGATACGGAACACACGGTAGTAGTTGTTCTTCTGAGCGTTCAGAGCACCTAGACCTTGGTCAGTACCTTCAGCAAATGGGTTAGCAACTAGACCGTAACGAGTCTTGAAGCCAATCTTTGGCTGGAATGTACCAGTATCAACTGCACGAACCATTTGCAGAGGAACGTATGGGCAGTAGAAAATACCAGCGTCATAAGCGTTCGAACCCTTATAACCAACAACAGCAAACTCAGATGAAGAACCTGCTGGGAAGTATGGGTCGATGTAGACCTTGATACGACCGAAGATTGTACCAGCAAAAGTATTACCAGTATCATCAACTGTCAGAGATACTTGACCTTGTAGAGCCGAGTTGTAGTCAAGGATACCAGCCATTGCAAGAGCAGAAGCAACATCTGACGAGCAGATCATGATGTTACCTTTACCACGACGAGTGGTCTTTGCAATAGTGTTAGCTTCACGTTCGATTTGGAAAGCCAGACCTTTAACTTTTTCAACCATCCAGCGACCGTTCGAGTCAGTGTCTAGGTTGAATACACCTGCTGTAGTTGTACCGACTTGAGCACCAATCTTCGAAACTTGATAGATTGTACGGATAACTTCACGGTTGATTTCAGCAAGAATTTCTGATGACAGAATGTTAGCCAGTTCTGTTTCTGCGTCCAGACCATGAACTGCTTTCAGGTCTTGTGCAAGTTCCATCGAGTATTCTGCTTTCAGAGCACGTGTCTTAGCAGTAACAGTGACTTTCTCAATCGAGAATGCCATTTCTTGGAAAGCGTTAGCAGCAGCGCCATCGCCAAGAGCTTCAGCACGAGCTGTAGTCATAGCAGCAACTGGTGCAGCGTTACCAGTAAATACTTCAGTTGGCAAAGTGCCTTCTGTGAAAGGCTGATTACCAGATGTTCCTAGACCAGCAAAACCGGTATTAGCTTCGTTGTAGAAAGCTTCAGAACCACCCTGTGATGCATACTTGGTACGCATAGCGAAGATCAGTCCTGTAGGACCAGTCATTGGCTGAACGCCGCAAACGTCATAAGCAATCAGGTTAGGCAGCGAACGGCGAACTAACGAGATTAAAATTGGATCGAAACCAGCAACTGGACCTGCAGCAGCAGAACCACCTTGAAAACCACCGTTTGTGCTACCCATCGAGTTAGTTGGTGCACCAGTTTCGTTCAGCATGCCAGAGGCTTTTTGCATTTCAACCATCTGGTTTTCTAGAACAACTGCTGTGACCGCCTTACGATATGGGTCTTTAATGGATGGCAGGTCTGGGTGATCCAAAACGCCTTCCCATTTTTGTTGTAAATTTTCAGACAAGTACATATTTACTCCTTTTTTTATTTAAATTTTTGTTTTGGAAATTGCTTTCATTACAGAGGCAACGTATGGGTCGGCAGAAATTTGTTTTTCTGAACCATCTTCTACTTGCTCATGTAAATCTTTTTCTTCGGCTTTCTTTGTGCCAGAAGGGAAGTAATTCTCACGAATGGTTTCCAGCTTTCCTCTGTACTCTTCCTCTGTGGAAAATTCTACGCTCTCTGCAAGCGATTTTACTTTTTCAGATTGTGTAGCTGTTAGACCTTCGCAAACTTCATTTGCAATTTCATTCTTAACTGCTTCTACTAAAGCTTTGTTCAACTTAATGTTGTTTTCAATTTCTTCGTCAAGCTTGCTTTGCAGTTCTTCAACTTGTGTTGCAAGCTCATCAACTACATCAACCTTATCCGAAGGAACATCAATGTAATGCTCAACGAATACATTCTTCAGAGCATTAATGAAATCTTCGGCAAGTTCTGCACGTAGACCAGATTCGATAGCGATTTCATTTTCTGCCATCCACTGTTCAACGACATAGTTCATGTAGTCATCAATCTTTTCTGTTAGGTCAGCTTTGATTGACTCAACTGCTTCTTCGAGCATCTTAGCATAATTCGATTCAATTTCTTCTTGAATTTGATTTACACGGTCAAGTACACGAGCTTCAAAAATTGTTGCCGCTTTGACTTTGAAATCTTCCGAAATTGTATCGTCGTCTGCAAATAAAGAGTCGATATCTTCTTTCATTTTTTTCTTCATTTTATCCATATGCGAAGTTTCGTCGAGAACTTCTTCATTTTCTGAAACTTCTTCTTCTTCTTTTACCGACTTCATATGAAGTTGGGTATCAGGCGAAGCCGCAGATGGTTTAGTTGTAGGTGCAGTAGCGCTTTTAGCCGCCTTTGTGGCATCGATTTTGTTAGAATCGTCCATAGGCTTAGAGTCTTGAGGTGTTGGCCCACCCAAGTCTACAGCGTCAGCGCCAGGTAATTTTTGTGGTGGCATGCCAGTAGCGGATTTCTTGCTATTTGCAAGGATTTCTGCTGCGGCTTCCATTAGTTTGCTTTGTGCCATTAGGAATCTCCTTATGATTTTCTTATTTATAAATTTTAAATTTTTCGCAGGTAGTTTTCGAATAATTTTAAAGCTACTTCCTCTATTTGTTTTTTGGAAGCCATCTTTATTTGTCTCTTAGTTCTGTCAAAGTCTGCCTCAACAAAACGACCTTCGACAAACAACCATTCTTTATTTTCCATGATGCCGTTTACAAAGGCGCCAGGAGCCGAAGGATCAGCAACAATGTCTGCCGCTGTAGCAAGTCTGAGGTCGTCTTGAACTAAGTTATAACCTTCTTTTGTCTGCATAACAGAACCTAAAGCTCTAGATGAAACACCAAGATTAACTCCATTATCGATCATGTTTTTAACAATCTGTCCATAAGGAGTATCTAAAACGAGAGCCTTGCCGTAAAAAGTATTGCCATCTTCCGATAAAGATACAATCTTATGAGAAACTCTTTCTAAGTTAATAGATGGTGTATCTGGATGTCCAAGTTCACCTAGTGCTCTATTAGTCTTGATAAATTCTTCATTATAACGGTTGACTTCATTACGTAAAGTATCCATTCTGTACATGCGGTTGTTGCGATTGACTGTATCGCCAACCAAAAAAGTTCCTTCAATATAAAGGTTCTTTTTACCGTTTTCTGAAGCTTCGGTAATGTACTTTACATTCTCTACGGTTTCTGTGATTAACTTCATTTTACATTCCTTCTAAAGGAGGATCGTACTTGGCTACTTTTGCTAGTTGAAGTATTAAAGTGCCTACTGTTCCAGAATTAGTTATGTATACATTTGAGGTAGAGCTGTTGGCCAACGATGCATCGAATTCGTAGAAAACAAAATGTGAAAAGGATGGCAGTTCTAGGAGTTTTTCACCACTGGCATTATTGCCTCGATAAATTCTCCAGACACCATCAGTTACTCCAGATGCTTGAGCGATCATGGCCTGTTGTACATTTTCTCTCGAATCTTTGGCTAAATCGCTTAGAGTAATTAGTGTTGCTGAGTTACCAACAATTCTAACTAAAGATTTAGCTCTTATCGTATTTACAATTTCATGTGGCATGTTATCTTAGTCCCATTGATGAACGCCTACGCATTGACATTTTTCTTTTCAGTAATGATCGGCGAAGTTTAGCTCTTCTAGTTGTTTTCCAAGAACGCTTTAACATTCTAGCTTTGTGTATTCTTACAGAAGCAGGTATTCGTTTGATCGTATTACCCGATATTCTATAACCTTTAACGCCAGAACGCTTGACATTCTTTTGAACTACAATTCTACCTTTTTTGTTGCGGCGAATACGGCGTCGAATCTTTTGAACTCGGCCCATTTTAATAATGTTTGTATTACGAGCTTCATTAACTTCGCCAGTAATTTCTGCTGCAACGTAACGCTTAGCTTCTTCTAAGCGTTTTGAAATCTTTTGTTCTAATAAAGCAAAAAATTTTTCTTTTGCTTCATCAAGTTTATTCTGTATAATTAAATCTACCAAACTCATTTGGTGTGCCTAAAAGCAAAATCAGAAGCTCTGGCAAAATGGTCCTTTGACTTATGAACCATGTCAGCGAACTTCTTTTTGTTTTCGTCATTTAGAGCTTTGTGTACCTGAACAATAGCTGAAGCTGTAAAGTGATCGACTTTAGCCGTTTTACCGTCAGCAAACTTAACTGTATTTGCCTGTTTATTGTTCACAATACCGTGCAAAGAATCCATTACAGACTCCTGCACTTGTTCTGCTTGTATAGCAGAATCTACTTTAGGTCCATAAGGAACCGAAAAATATTTATCTAATTTATCATTGTAATACAAAGCTACTCTTGTATTATCTGGATACAAACGAATAGATTTTCTTTTCAACATAAGAACTGGAGGAGGATCTCCATCAATTGGAGCCTCATTGAGTTCTACATCTTCTCTAACCGCTTGTCTTGTTTTTTGAAAAATCTGCTTATTCGAGGTAATTAAATCTACCATTTTATTAAACAGATTTTGAAGAATCATTCGATCAGCATTATTAAACTGAGGACGTTCCTCTTGCATTTTGTCCAAGATTCTATGTATTCTTTGTAACTGGGCTTTGTTTGCCAAACCAGCTCGTACTAGAATATCAAACTTTGAGTAGTCTGATTTTTCTTCTTCTACAATAGTTTTAAATTCTAGTAAAGATTTCATTGTTCTTCGGTCTGTTCTTCACCCTGTACTTCTTCTGTATCTTCTTGATCTTGTTCTTGGTCTCTAAAAAGATTTTGAGCAATTTCAACCTTTTTAGCTTCTAAAGCATCAAATGCTTTTGCCGAAATTAAGTTGCTCAATGTTTCTTTTGCTTCTGCGGCATTGCCAGAAGCTAAACTATCAATAAATGCTCTTGTGTCCATGATTTTTATTATCTCCTATTTATCAATGATGAATATCTTTCTACCTCGGCATCTAACATAGGCGTTTTTGTTTCGGTAGAATTGTCGTCAATCGTATTATCCTCTGGTGCATACTCTTCTGGATTAGCTGGCGGTTCAGAACCAGGAGGTTGCATTGTTGGCCCACCAGTTCCTTTTTTCTCTTCTTCAGCAATTTCTTTGTCCATTTGTTGTATAACATCATCGGACATTTGAAGAATGTTTTTACGGACCCAAGCCGCAGAATAGTATCTGCCAATATAAGGATCAACTGTTTGTAGAGTTTGAACTCTAGCGGTAAGCAATTCTGCATCCCGCATTTCAGTAAAGTTATTATCTTTCTTATAATCGTAATAGATCGATTCTTTAAATTCTTCCCACTCATCAGAGGTACAAATACCTTTTAATACAAGTTGGGTTTTTAAAGCTTGATCGAAAATTTGGGAAAACTTATTACGCAGACGAATAATAAACTTAGTAAACTTAACTTCATCTCTAGTAACTTCAGTTGTTCTACCAAGACCAATCATACCACCTTGTTGTGGTTCTAGTCTTGAAATTGGAACATTGAGTGACTGTAGAAGTTTGGTTCTAAAATACTTTACATCTTCCATTTCGCCAAGGTTTTGTCCTGCTGGAAGTGTGGTGATTTCTGTGCCTTTACCACCTTCACGGCGTGGTAACCAGAAATCTTCAAGCATCGACATGTGCTTACGATCATCTCTTAGTTCACCTGTTGATGCATCGTAAACCATTTTGTTACGATACTTAATCATAATATCACGTAGATATTGTTCTGCTTTACCTTTTGGTAAATTACCTACGTCGATGTAGAAAATACGGCGTTCTGGTGCTCTTGAGATACGGTAAATAACAACCGCATCTTCGATCATTCTTAATTGATTGAGTGGCTTAATTGCTTTGTGTAGATAAGAAATAACAAAAGTATTTCTAGCATCCATTAAACCAGATGTTACATATACAATTGACTCTGGCGCAATTCTTATACCTTGTGATACTTGAGCGCTGTACATCTGAGTGGTTGTACCACGATCATTGTACACATAGTATTCAGCAATAGACTGAATAACCATGGCGCCAGTTCTTGGATCTTTATCCTTCTTAATTTCACGGATTTTGCGAATTTTACGTGGATCAATGTACCTTAATTCTTGAATACCAGATTTAGGGTTACTTTCATCAACAACTACTTGATAGTAAATTCTACCATCAATATACCATCTTTTAAATAGGTCATCCGATAGATTGCTAAAGTTTAAAAGTTTTAAAACATTTTCAAACTCTTCAAGAATTTTTTTCTTAATAGAATCTGGTTGTTTTAGTTTATCTAAGATAATGTCAACTGTCCTACCAGAAACGTCATGTGTAATTGCCTCATTTACAATATCATCAATGGCCATTTCCAATTCTGGATGGTTAGCCATTTCACGATATCGTGTGATGAGTTCTAATTCATTTCTGACGGAACCTTCTAAATCAACATAGGTTCCATAGTAAGCGTTTTGGGTGATGGTGACAGCACCATCATCCATAGCGTTAGTTGGAAGTGTGAAAGATGGTTGCTCAGGTGGTTGTTCCTTAGCAATGTCTTTACTGCCGAGTGTAAACCCGAATAGTTTTAGAGCCATTAAGTATTCATCCTAAAAATTAAGGAAAGGCCGAAGCCTTTCCCTATTACACTACACCGTCTGAAACGGATTCCCACCACTGATAGGTAAGCGTTACAGAAAACTCTTCGATTGTGTCGTTTGAACCCCAATCAACATCAATAGGGGTAATATCAGAAGGAAATAAACCAACAAATTTATATTTCTTGATTGCATTTCCTTGCTTGCCGTATTGTGTAACTTCTCCGTCAACGGAATAACCACTTGGGAGAAGAGCGGCTGGATTTCGAACATTCAGATTGTGACTGTTAATGCCGTTCATCCATCTTTCGAAAGCATTACGAATGACAAAATCTTCATCGTTAATAATTGTGATAGTCCAATCGGCGAAAGTTCTGTTACCAACAAACTTTAACTCTCTACCAAAATATTGAACAGGTACAACTCCCAGGGTTGATCCTGGAAGTTGAGCTGTTTTACACATGAAAGTTGTTTTTGTTTGAGCGGTTCCTGGTGCTGAGAACGCAGGAAACGGCAACGAAACTTCAAATAGATTAGGACGGGCACCGTCCCCAGTCATCTGGGAACGGAATTCGTTTACGTTAAAAGCCATTTAATTATCTCCTGTTTCTCTATTTATTAGAATCTTCCAACAACTTCTTCAAAGCTTACGCCTGTGCGTACTGCAACGAAGTTAAGTTGGATGAAGTTAATTGAGCGAGCAGGTTTGATGTAGATGTCACCAACAAACTCGTTGCGATCAATAACTTCACCTGTGTTATTGCTTTCATCGCAGACAACACGGAAGTCTGTAATACCACGACGACCTTGAACATCACGCAGATAAGGCTCAACTAGGTTAACAAACTGTGCTCTTGTGAATTGGTCGTTGAATTCGAACAGTGAAGAACGAGCTGCACGAGCAATTGCCTTTTCAAGAACAATAAACAGGCGGCGAACATTAATACGGTCAAATACTGATGGGCGACTTAACATAGTCTTGTCACCAAACAGAACAGTACCTTCTCCCTGGAATGTAGATACAGGGTTAATTCCTTTTACATACAGATCATCACGTTCCGCTTTTGTTGGATTCCAAGAAAGTTTAATTACATTCTTGATTTGACCACGATTGAAACCACCAGGTGAGAACCATGGATCACGTTCTAAATCTGTACGAGCACATGTTCCCGCAATGTCACCGTTCAGAGGAACCCAACGGTATACATCATTGTATTTGTCGTACTGATACTTATAACCAGAATCTATTACAGCGTATGACGATGATGTAAGTGTATCACGATAAGCTGTGACAGATGCCGATTCAGAACCAGCATTATCTACAACAGATGCTTTTGTTGGCGATAAGAACACCATGCAGTCTTTACGCACTTCAGCGATATTCGAAATCAGATGAGTAGCGATTGTAGCATTACCTGGACCAGAAACGATCAGTGAAATATCGATTGAGTCTGGATTAGCGAAGTAATCATATGCAGTTACAATCTGAGAGTTGCCAATTGTTCCATCAGCACCACCAGTCATAGAAGCATAGAAAGGATTTCTTAGTCCGTTTGCGCCATCGAAAGTTGTTCCTGCCGATAAGCTACCCCAGTTGCTATTACCTGGTACATGTGAAGTCCACCATACATAACGTGAACGGTCATTTAGAACATTCACATAGTAGTTTGTCGAACCGTCACCAAACTTAGCGTCGAAAGCCTTTGATACGAAAGAGAATTTTTCAAGAACAGTGTTTGCTACACCATTCGAAAACTTGCCATCTTCGTCAATAACGATAATGTGCATTTCGTCACCAGATCCACCGGCTGAAGAAACAAAGTCTGAAGTTGCTGGTGCAACACCAAAGTTGTCAGCATATTGCCACTTACGAAGAATTGCTTTGCCTTCTTCTACAGCTCCTGGTGCTGTGGCTGTTACGATAGCTGTTGCATTAACTGAGGCTACACGAATGTATGTTGTACCACCGTCAACAGAGATCAGATCGCCAGACTGTAAGTTAGCTGCAGCGTTGGCGTTACCTTGAACATTAATTACTGTGGCGCCAGAAGTTACAACATTAGTCTTTAAAGAGTCTGTTACTGTCAAGTTTGAAGAGAAAGCCTGAGAAGAAGCGCAGACCGAAACTCTTAAACTATTTCCTAGAGCTCCAGCCCACTTTGCTGTCATTGGGCCTAGTGTTGTATTTGATGTTGACCAGTTTTCGGCGTAATCACTTTCATTCTTAATTAAAACTCCAGAGCCGTTCGCACTAGAATTTAATGTGGAAGTTGTATTTGCCGCACGAACAACTTTTAAATTGTTTGAGTATGCTAGAAAGTTTGCTGCTGAGAACCAGTATTCATAATTTGTACTGTCTGGTTTACCAAATCTATCCGCAAGACGGGATTCATCAGAAATGGTAGTGACTTCACCAACGGGTCCCCAAGCAAAAGGACCAGCAAAAGCGCCAATGGAAGTGGCGACTGAAGGGACGATTGTAGTCAGATCGATCTCTGATACATTTACCCCAGGTGATAGCTGAAATGCCATGGATTTCTCCTTTTGTTATTGGGTCAATTGTATTTATAATTAATGATCTATTTAGTTTTTTACAGATTTGAGGAAAGATAACCCTTTTCAGACCAAATATCAGAGCCATCATGCACATACTCTTCTTTTCGGCCATCGTCTATGATTCCAACTGGTGTCAAATCTTCTTCAACTAACATGTTATTTTCTTCCAACATATACTTGCGTATGTCAATATTCGTAGCTTCTTTGAAATAGGACTGTGCGGCCAACCAAGAAAACAGAACTAATCCCATAACCAGATCGTCATTATTACCTTCTTCTGCCATATAACTGTCTCTTTGGCGAACGAAAGTGTTCAATTCTGCTATGGTATCGAAATCGGAAATGATTAACTTATCATTTTCGACGAGAGTTTTTAAGTTAGCACAACCAATCTTTTTAACAGACTTTGTGGTTTTAATACCAAAAGAGGTCGATCTTTTGAATCCTGCGGAAATACTTTGACCTTTAATGTGGTGATGTTCTAACTTATAGATGTTTTCATATTCTAGATCATAGTGTAGAATATCAACAACCTGTTGACCCACATTATTTGTTTCGATTAGGGCATACGCTTCATTATATCTCTTACATAATGAATATATTATTGTAGGAAAAAACAATAAAGGCAATTTATTGTTTCTGTACTTTGCTACTTGCCTATAAGGAACCTCAGACACATCAATAATATTAATTGTTGAATAATCTTGTTCAACTCCCTCTGAGCAGTCTACAGTACCAATGTATAGCCTACCCGGTTTAGGTTGTTCGTAAATGTCCAAACCTTCTTCAGAATGTATTGGAGTATGAAAGGCCAATGATCTAAGTTTAGCACCAGAAATAAGTGTTGCTGAAGAACCGATAAATTCGGTTTCAAATTCTTGTCTAAACTGTTCTTCAGAAGTGTTTCGAATCGTTTCTTCTTTCCAGGCTTGATCTCTACCTGGAACCATAGACCAATGAACTTCAATTGGTTTATACGTTGATCTGCCTTCTGAAGCATCAACCCACATCTTGTAAAAATGGTTCAAACCATAAGGAGTCGAAACGATAATAACCTTTGTGGTTTTACCGGAAGAAATAACTGGATAGGTCGATGTGAAGAATTCATCTGCCATGTTTTTTGGAACGAAGGCAAATTCATCAAGGAAAATTAAGTTATAAGAACCACCTCGAACACCAGCTGCCGATGTGGCATAAGCAGCTATTTTTGATTTGTTCTCTAACTCGATATTACCTTTGTTCCAAGTAATGACACCTTGTTGCAACCAAAGAGGAAGATATTCATAAGCATACTGAATTCTCCCTAAAATATCACGAGCAAGAGAACCTTTGTTTGCTAAAATAGCAATGCTATAATCATCGTTAAAAAGAACAGACCACAACATATAACCTACTGTCGTAGTAGTTTTACCAACTTGGCGTGGCATCTTACAGATACAAAAACGATTTTCGTGAAAGTCACGAACCATGCCTTCTTGAAAAGGCCACATTTCAAAAGGTATCAGACCACGATCTACGTTGACAATCTTTACATAAGTCTTAATGAAATAGACCGGGTCTTTCGAACACTTAATTATTTCTGCTACTTGTTCTTCGGTGTATTGAAGTTCTACACCTACTTTTTTTATGTTAGCATTACCAAGGTATCCAATATCATTCATTATTTTGTAATACTACGAAGCATCCAACGATGTTTGTGATGAACGTCTATTCTACCTGCTAAGAAGTCCGCTAAACCTTGTTTATCGAATTGATCGGCCAATTTAAATGCCATATTCAAACTATTTAAAACAATTTCATTATCAAGCATTAATCTATTTGCCATTTCAATTCCCATAGGAACATTCAATTCATCTTGAATATCGGATAATTCCATGTAACGAGAAAATGAACCTGGTGCATAGGCATCCAAAGCACGAATCTGTTCGGCGATAGGGTCTATAGCACCATGAAGCTCTTCATAAAGATTTCCAAAAAATTCGTGGTATTGTGGAAAATTTGGGCCTTCCACATTCCAGTGATAGTTATGTGCCTTCAAGTACATTGCAAAGGTGTCGGCAAGTACCTTACGCATCATTTCTACTAAAGTGTCCATCTCTATTCCTTATTTGCTATTTTTCAAAAGTTTAAATAATTCGGTAGTAGAGCCTACAAAAACTGCCTTGTCAACACTAATACCATTCTTTTGTTGTTTCTCTTGTGGATTTAATTCTTGTTTCTTTTTCTGGATGTCCATCAAATCTTTATTTAACTCCGATAGATTTTTAATTAAACCTGCCGCAACTTCATAAGCTCTTGGATGATCTGATGCTTTGGCAACATGCAAAATACCATCAACGGCGAGATTACCTTTTTCTATCAGAGTACGAATATTCTTTCTGGCATACTCAGCGTCATCTTCAACCGAATTGAAAACAGCAGGTAAAACTTCTGGTTCTTCTACGGGTATGGGTTCAACATCTAGAACCTCAGATAGTTTTTCATTCAACTTATTCATATCAAGTATTAGGCCAGTTAGTAATGGTCTCCGAGAAACCAAATTCATCATCTATTTCTGCTGTTAGAGGATCAACCCGTGTAACTACAGCTAAAGCTTTAATTGGTGCATTGTCTACAGTTTTAACCACAAAAGAAGCGTTAGAGTAGTCGCCAGTAATCTTGTCACCAACTTCTAAAAGTTTATTTAATCCAGTTGCAACAAGAACTCCATTGTTGGAGTTACTGAAATAAACGATTTCTCCAAAAAGGTTTCTTCTGTTTACTCGAATTGTTTCGCCAGTGGTAAATACGCCGGTACCGTTAGCAAACCAGACATATACCTTTTGAGAATCTCTATCTCTTGTATCAATGTAAATATTTGTATTGGCCGATCCATATGTACCAGTGTTTGCATTGTAGGCACCAATAATTTTACCGCCAGTTTTTACTGGTGGGAAAATATAACCCTTGACGGTAAAAGATAAATCCCAAGTAATTAATCTAGTGGTATAACTATCACCTTCGTATTCAACATTTGTTGTTACTGAATTTAAAATAACAGGAATATCATACTTCTTATTCATTGACGATATCAGATCAACAGTAACGATAAAATCTGGAGTAAAAAACGGAAGTATTTGTTCTATAATCTGTGTTCCATCTTCTGTGTTTCGAACATAAACAGAAAGATTAAATTCGAAGTTATAAGGAATAGGAGAATACTGAGTCTTTAACGATGATGCTGTGTCTTTAGCAAAGTGTTGGTTTGTTGTTAATAACTTTCTAGTTGGATCATATTCCATAGAAACCAATTCAAATGATATTCTAGGAACAACAGTATTAACTGACTTAACTAAATTTGGATCAGAAGTTAATTTAGTTAAATATTTTTCTTTTGGTCCGTAAGATAAAGGAACTTTAAACGATTCTTTAGGAATAGTACCATCTTTATTGTAGCGAACAAGAGTAATGTCGTTAAACATTGAACCAAAAGCCACAACAATTTTGCGGATTGTTCGATTATAGAAATGTGAATTACCTAACATTAATCACCACCAAATGGGTTAGTTTCTGTCCAATCCATAATACCATCCGCTTCAGATTCTATTCGAGCATTGTCAATAATATCTTCAAATGCCGTATTCATTGTTGAAGTGTCTGAGATGGTATTAATAATCCATTGAGCAGAACTGGTATTTCCTTTTACATTACCAGAAGTAAAGGAGCCTTGAACTCGAATTATATCGATGTGAGAATTGGGAACAAAATCAAAAACAATTGCTTGTGCAGCTGCGGAAGATAGACTTGTTCCCTGATAAACAATCTCATCATTAACAAATTTTCCAGATCCGGATGTTAAAGATATTCTGGTTTTTGGATAATAATTTCTTATATTGTCGTCAATCTCTTTTACGCCAGTGTTCACAATCTCATTTGAGAATACATATTGTTTGAGTTTTAAAGCATAAACATATACATTAGCGGCACGACCACGGCCTAATGTGAAGAACATAGCCTGGTCATTTTCATGCTCAACATGCATTATTTCAAAAAAACTAGTTACCAAAGGAACATAAATTAGATCGCCTTCTAGTGGCCTCGTCATTGGCACCACTTGTTTAAATCTGCGGCGAGCCATTAACAGGCCAATTTCATCACGAATTTCCAAACCGAATTTAGATATAAAGTCTTGTTCGCCATCCATGCCGGTGACGTTTTCTAAGTACAGTTCAATTGGATATGCAGAAGTGTATTGTTTGATTGGATCTTCACCAAACAAATAGTCTACCTCATCACGACTCGATCTAGGAAGGTAATAAACATCCATGCCATAAATTTTTATGGCTTCGATAACTAAATCTTCTATGAGCAGTTGCTCAGAGGTTACATTTTTTGGAAAATGATTGAAATATACATTGGTCGCCATTCATCATCCCATGTACATATCGTTTGGCAACACATTGTAAGATTGCATCTCTTCTTCTATTTTTGCTAGTTCAGCTGAAGCCTCATCGTATATTTGTTGACCATTTAATACAACTCCACCTGGCATTTGAATGTTGCCAAACTTTTTAAGATTACTTCCCCATTGTTGTTTGATCTTGGCAGTAGCATACATCTTTAAGAATCGGTCATTCCAAACATCACTATATCCTTCTTTTGTAGCGGTAACTCCAGACTTATTTGAGGTAACAGGACCTCTTGTTTCTATTTCAGTTGGAGAAACAATTTTTTTAACTGTTACTTCTTCACCACCAATGGCTATGATATCATTCTCCAATATCTCTTGATCGAATATTGTTCCTACTCCAGTTACAGTATTCGATGTGGTATTGGCACTCATTGTGCCAGTTAAAGTGATTGTGTCTGGAATTAATTTACGATAACATTCGACGATGACATAATCACCAACGTCAACATCTCTATCCCAATCTATATCTAAAAATACTTTATTTTGATGGCGATTAAATCTAAACTGTGGAGTACCAGAGAATAGAAGATTCAAAGTGCGAATATGTTGCATCGTGATTTCATACGAAACATATGAAACGGATGTAAAATCATACAAGTCATGAAGTCTTAGTTGATAACGAAGGTCGAACATATTAATCGACGAGTTCGATTCATCAAAAGGAAAAATACCGGTGACAAACAAAACAGCGTCTGGACAATAAATCCAACGACGATTAATATCTTCAGCCGTAATACGATGCTTCATAAACATCTTCTCGGTGCCATCAAAATGATAGTCATTCCAGAAGGACAAAGCGTCATCGATTCGATCTTCTATTTGATCTTCATCGACGTTGATATCAATAACTGGCCAGCCAATGCGGCGTAGGCAGTATTCTTTGAACTGTTTTCTGTTAGTAGGTTTTGCCATAGTGGTGTATTTATCTTATTTTAAGTTTCTTTTCTGAGTTTCTTTGCCATCTCTTTTTCTTTCTCATAAACAAACAGATAGTTTTTACCCATGATTACTTCAGACTGTCGAACAATACTGACTAATTCTTTTAACTGTAAGATGTCCAAGCTGGATTTATGATCGGTTCCCCACATGTTTTTATCTAAAGTAACGTGCCTTTCTATAATTTTGGCACCAGCTCCGCAGGCTAAAATCGAAGGTAAGAGATCGATTTCATGACCACTGTATCCAACCGTCAAATGAGGAAACTGTTCTCTCAAAAATGATAAAGCATTTAAATCTATTTCTGAATAGTCTGAAGGATAGGAACTGTTGCAAAGAAGAATGGAATCAACTTTAGAATCAAGAATCGATACACACCTTTTTACTTGGCCAATTGTACTCATTCCTGTTGATATCATTATGGGTTTTGAACTATTCTCATTCATCTCAACCAAAAGTGAATCGTCAGTTATACAAGCACTTGGAATTTTAATGTACGGAACATTATACGAGTTTATAAAATGAAAGCTAGGTATGTCCCAAACACTGGCAGTCCACTGTATGCCTATTCTTTTACAATACGAATCGATAAAGTCATATTCTTTTCTCTCGAACTCAATTTTCTTTTTGTATTCTAGATAAGTTATCTTACCCCAAGGAGTATCTCTTAACTTAGATTTCTGTTCTTCAGGCACACAAATATCAGGAGTTCTTTTTTGAAACTTTACACAGTCAACTCCGGCATCCTTAGATTTTTGTATCAGTTCTAAGGCAGTATCTAAACTGCCATTGTGATTGATTCCAATTTCTGCAATAAATTTTATCATATCAAAATAAAAGTCTTATAAAGTCACGTTGTTTTGTTCTCGAAAAAGTGCCTCGATGTATAAAGTTTGGTATAAAAAAGAAAGTTGTACATCTGGGGCCTAAAATTTTTGTTATCTCATCTTCTGATGGTTGTAATAAATTAAATCTACTTGTTTTCCAATTACCTATTTTTGAATTATAAAAATAGTATTCTGGATTATTTAAATATTCAAACTGACCGCCACCATCTTCAACATCGTTTAGATAAATTCCAACAGAAAAGTTTTTGTGTAGATAGTTGTCTATATGCCAATATTGTGATATCCAATAATTATCTTTGTTACATTCTTCCACATCAAGATAACTAGGAACATCTGTCACAAAGTTTCGATTTACTTGAATCTCATTAACTTTATCATTAAACAGATTTTCAAAATATTCAACAATATATTTTACTACTGTTTTATCTTTTAATAAAGCTCTAACAGGATTACCATTATGAGTTTGTTTTACCTCTGTTTTTTCAGGATCATTTAAACAGTCAACAATCTCATCGACATAAGGCTCTATCATATCTTTATATAACAGTCCCATATTTCGAAAAGGAGAAGGTGAGTCGCCTTTAAAAAATTCTGGCAAAACATCATAAAAATTATTATCTACAAAGTTAATTCGATTACCTTCATAAAAAGGTAAAACTGTATCTTTATTCGAAAACAACTTCATACCTCCATTTTACATATAGGTAATCTTGATGTGTATCAACATCAATGACTTCGTTATTTGATATTAAAATATGTTGTAAATTTTTATCTAACATTTTGCCTGTTTTAAAAAAAATTTTTCTATTAAAAATATGAAAACAGTGAGCAGCTTCATAGTGAACAGGAATGCTTTTTGTTGATAAAGATTCATAATCAATAGGAGTCAAACTGTCTTTATTCATATTCCAAAGCCAGTTTTTATATTCTTTTACGCTAGTGGCGTATTCAAAATTGGAACTTTCAAATTGTTGCAGAGAACTAACAATTGTTTCCAAGTTTAAAAAACTTAAACAAGGATTCAAAAACATTAGATATTCATCTGATAAATCTTTCAGCTCTTTGAATATGTATGTGAGTGGTCCGTCAACTTCAGTTGTTGATTTATCTCTCACAATAATTTGAAGATTTGAATATTTACTTGCTATGTGAATCAATTCTTCATCATAACAAAGAACATATTTGTTATACTCTTCGGGCAATTCATTCAGCTTTTTACATGCCATATCCCACAGATTTGAATCGCCTAAAGGTAAAACTAATTTGTTTGGCAATCTTTCACTCTTCAAACGGCCCGGAATAAAAACTCCTATTTTTTTCATTTGCGTTCACCATTATAAAATATTCCTGGATTATCTCTTGTGTATCTACCTGGATCTTTTTGACAAAACTTACAGGAATCAAGATAGTTTTCAAAATTTTCTGATGACATAATTTCAATATACTTTTTTCTTTTTGAAGAACTTAATATATCAGAGATTGATTCGGTGAAGGTATTACCTATTGTATGTTGCAAATGAAACTCACTATTCATATTGCAACAAATTGTAACATGTCCATTATAGTCGATACCTAAAAACTTCTGTGGCTCAAAACAGGGTCTTTGTCTCTTGTCTTTATTATTCTTGAACTTTACTATCGAAGTCTGTATTATGCCACCCCTATCTTCGACTGTGGCGTTTTTTTTGAAGTCTAGAAAAAGTAGTATATCTTTATTATTCGGTGTTTTAAAAAATAAAAACTCATCATTACTTTTTTCTTGAATGTAATTACAATTCAGTTTTGACATTCTGTTTTGCCACCAATAAGGACTCTTACCAGAGTAATCCATGACTGTCAACTCATCAAAAATTTCAATACTATTTTTATTCAAAAAGTCGCCGTTTGTATTAGCAACAACTTTATTTTTTGTTCTTTGTTTCACATAATCAACATACTTTTTGGTTAGTTTATCGAAAGCAAGTGGTTCATTATATCTAGAAAAAGAAATTACACCACTGTAATTCAAAACTACCAATTCATCAATTGTTTTTTTGAACAACTCAAAATCCATAATTGTTGGATTTTTTTTATCTTGCCTTGATGTTACTAGAGAATTAGGACAAAAATCGCAACGTCGATTACAGTAGTTATAGATTTCTATTTCTACTAATTTAAGACTGTTGACTTGGGCTGAAATCATTTATAAATCTCACATTCTCATTTATTTTATTATCCATGTATTTTTTGCCAATGTAATTAAAGCCATTAGGTGCACCAGTGCAAACATTCGACCTTATTTTTTGGCAATATTTACATGGATCAGGATAATCTCCATTTTCAACAGTTAATCTCTGCCTGAACTCTATCGCTTTTGGAGAATTCAATATTTCTTTCAGTGTATTTTCTTTTACATTTCCTAAAATATAATCTTTATGTATGGGTATATCAGAACGGATATGGCAGCATGGCATAACACTACCATCAAATGTAATATTGATATAATAAGATGGCTCGGGACAAGGAACAATTCTTTTATTACTATCATTTTTCCACTTGATGAATTTTAGTGATTGTTCTTCTTTACTTAAAACGCCACCTCTATTTTCCAAAAATATTTGTTTTGGCCAATCATACATAACTTTAATTAAATTAATATTTTTGTGTATAGCTAATATTCCTTGGTATTGTTTGCCTGGATCGTCAATAACCATACAGTCATTTTCTTCTAAAGTTTTAATCCAGTAGTCTTTGCCTTTGCAATCATAATCCATTACATTTAAAACGGTAAGAAAAAGACCGTCTAGATTTTTCTTTGTGAAATAATCACCATTTGTGTTTGTACTTAAAACAACGTAAGGAGGCAAGGTTTCTTTTGCTTCAAGAACCCTTCTTTTCAATAACTTAATATCAGCCATGGGTTCTTGAAATCCCATAAATGATATTGTAGGTTGATCTCTATAAAAATCTTCGTTAAACTCTACCATGTCCAAATTGGTAGTAATAATTGGAAACTTTCTATCTAAAGCAAATTCAAATTGATTCAATTCGGAAAGTATTTTTGTGTAATAGACATCTTCTAAAACAATACTTTTGTCTCTTAGATATTCTTTGTTTGGACACCAATCACAGGTTCTATTACAAAAAGATTGTAGTTCTATATCAACTCGTCTAATATGCCTTAAACTATTCATTCAACCATTCCATAAAAAGTTTTTCATCATTTAATATTGGACTAGGTTTAACTATATCTGTAATTGGATAAATCAAATCTCTGAGCCAATGTGGATAAGTTTGTAAGGCAAAGATACTTTCTCCAGTTGTGTTGACATTCCACTCTAGAGTATATTCGTTTTTTACTTTACCGTTATTTGCCAAACAATCTTGCACACAGGCATTATATTTTTCCTCATCAATGATTACATTATTACCATAAAGAATTTCTATTAAAGTTCTAGCTCTATAAGAGTTAGAAACGGGCATAAATCTTTTGGAGTTTAAAAGTACCTCATAACACTCTTTATATTTTATACAAAGTATTTTATAATCTGGTGGTATGAGCCCTTCTTTTTGATTTAACTTCAGAGATATAATTCTATGTGTGCCTTCATAAACATATGAATGATTTGAATCGTGGCCGTATAACGGAGATAAAATAATTGGCCAATAAGTTCCATTTTGATAGATATTTTGGCCTAAAATTCTTTTATCCTCATGAGAATCGGAAAGAAACTGGTCACTATAAAAATATTTCCAGTTCTTATTCAACATATGAAGGCTTATGTTGATTTCATTTAAAGGTAAAAATGCAGCCTCAGCGTAATTTGTTTTTAGGAAATTCTTTAAATTAAAATTTACATAATCATCATGGTACATTTCTCCAACTTGTTCTGGAGTAAATAGTCTTTTTATATCTTGACTATTGTAAGTTGGATTTAGAATGTCTCTTTTTTTTAAAACATATTCAACTTCATTCTTTTCACTGTCAATTCTTAAAAAATAAGAATTAATATCTTTTAAAAATTTTTGATAGTTTTCTCTGTCACCAATAATTACGCCAAAATCTTCAAAAGGAAAACCTCTACATTTACTTTCAATAGCATATCTTTCTTCCAGAAACTTTTCTGGTGTCAGATTAGTTCCTAAAGGTTCTTGTATGAAAATTATGTCTAGAGTTTTTTTATTATAAAAGATGAAAATCTTGTCACTATAACTCATTAAAAATTAGATCCAAAAAATGTAGAAGTGTGAGATGGTATTAGAAAACCGGGACTAACCAAAAACCCAGAATCAACTCTAGCTGTATTGGTTTCTGTTACTGTGACAGAGTGATTTGATGTCCATAATTTATTCAAAAAATTACCAGGCAAAAGTATATTAAATGTCGAAAGAAATGAAACTGTTCCAGTAGCATTTCCTCCAACACTTACAGAACCAGATGTGGAGTAGTAAGTAAAATCTACACCTCCAGAATTAAATCTTAAAACGGGGGCCGCTGTGTAGGTGAAAGCACCAGGATCTGTTCCTGATCTTGTTATTGTTGTTACTGATGAGATATTGATATTTGCTAAGCCATTATTAAATACATTTATTGTTGTTCTTATATCAGTATCTACAGTTGCAGTATTTGTTCTTGTTAGTGATCCAACAGCAAAGTTATATACCCAACTCTCAGTTTGTACATCGTTGGTGGTGTACGTATATGGTGTAGCAACAATTGACATTATGGTGCCGCAAAATTAAAACTAGTTACACCAAAATAGTTTGTTCCGTCATAGTAGAATGATACTATGTCAATAGCGTTTGCATTAGACGTTAAAATAGGCCTAGCATTTAAAGTCCATCTAATTGTATTTGGCCAAGTAATTAATCTTCCTCCTGTTCCATCTTGAACGATCTTTAGTAAAAAGTTACCTACACCTGGAGGAGCAGTAAAGGTCAAAGTAGTGTTTGCATTGAGTGTAAGCTTTTGTTTTTGATTGACACCAAAATTAATTGTTATTGCTGTTCCAGAATTACCATTATCGTATTCAGTTCTAAATGTAACAGTATTTGAGGAAATAGTATTTGATTTTACATTTGCATTTAGCGTATCTAATCTGAAAGAGGGATCATTTGTATTAATATTATTATTGGCTCCAATTTCTGGAACGTATTCTTTAAACAAATACCATTCTTTTGTTATATGATCTCGAACAAATCCAGTATGAGCATTGGTGCCAGCATTATAATGTGCAATGACACCAATATCCAAAAGGTCTGTTGTGTAATTACCAGCCGCTAATAGAATCACACTATCATTTGATACAAGAGTTCCTACATTTAAAGTGAAAGTGTTTCCTGTTACCGTTAAGTTGCCAGAAACACTTAAATCACCTGTTACGGTGCCTCCAGATAAAGGTAACTTCGTATTCGCTGCATCAAAGGCGGCGTTAGCATGATTTCTTACATACGTGTCTGTAGCATTATTTGCAGCGTCAAAGGCTGCATTTATTCTGTTCGGTATTTCAGCCCATAACTTTTCTGTGGTTATAGAATTATTAGCAATTCGATTTGTGCCGACTCTTTGTGTAGTCATTTTTTATCCTAAAGCAATAGCAAGGGCAAGAGCAGAACTTTCGGCTGCGGATACTTGAGTGTTGACATAATTTTGTATATAAACATTTACCTCTGGATCAAATTTAGATAATGTTATTGTTCCGTCTCCTAAGTTATAAGGGTTAACTCTAGCAAAAAAAGTCATAACCCTAACAGATTCATTTAATCCTGGGCTCGTAGAAAAAGTTATTGTGTTTGCCGAAGTGTTTACCGTGTAAGTAGACTCGGGCTGAACAACACCATCAATTGTAACAAACAAAGATGGCGCTGATATAGGATTAAAACCTAAATTGAAAGTATCTTGTGATCCTGTACCGGTACCATTAAAGGTTGAAACTGCAACCGATTCGACAGAAGTAACACCTTGTAATTCCCATCCATAGCCGTTATAGACCCAGCTTTTTCCACTTATGGAATAGATATCGTTGGCCGTTGGATTTGATGGGAAATTTAGTGACATTATTTTTCTCTAAAACTGATCGTATATTTATTTCAATTAAAAAGTAATTGTTCCAATACCGGCAGTAAATTTATAAACATTAAATCCACCCCTCGTTGTTGTATCTAAAGTATAAACTAAATTTGCTCCATAGACATTTGTAGCTGCCAATCCAGAATAGGCTATAATTACAACACCGTTTCCACCATTTCCTGTTCTACCATTAGTTAGTCCTGGACCAAAGTAACTTCCTCCTCCACCTCCTCCAAGACCA